AGGCGCGGCAATGGAAGCGCGCCAGCGGCTGCGGCGGCTGGCGCCACGGTCGTCGGCGCCGCCGGCACCGAGAACGTCTCGCCGTATTCGGTTGGAGTACCAGCGAGTCCCGGGGCGCCGGGCACCTCCTCGGCCAGCGCGCGGCGCAGGTCCTCATCGAGCAGGCGGAAGACGAGCCCGAGGTTGGCCTGCTGCCAGGGCGCGTCGAGCGGGTCGACCAGCTTCTCCGGCAGCCCCGTCGGCGAGGCGCTCGTCTTGAGCAGGTGCCGGCGATTCTGCGGGTCGGTGAATGGACGCAGGTAGAGGACGAAGTGCTCGCGGCCCTGGTCGTCGGCTTCCTTCCCCATCTCGTAGACGTTGCCGAACCAGGCACTGGCTTCGTCGGTGGCGGCGCGCCCGGGCAGCTTGGCGCCGACGATCGGCAGCCCGCCCTCGTCGGTCGCTTCCATGCTGAGGGCGGTGAAGACCGGCCCCTCGACCAGGTGCGGAATGCTCAGCGAGTTGTTGACGAACTGCTGCCCGCGCGTCTGGCCGAAGCCGACGTCCGCGCGGTTGTTGCCTCCGAGCTTGATCGAGCCGCTGACCACCACGCCGCCGAAGGCCGGCTTCTCGCCGCCGATCAGCCCCTGGCCGCGACTGTGATCCATGTGCTCCATCACCACGCCCGTCATGCTCGTCAAGCCGTCGAAGGCGACGCCGCCGACCGCCTCGAAGCCCCTGGTGCGGTGGACGTCCTCGACGACCGTCAGCTCGCCGAGCGCGTGCAGCGTCTTGCACGTCGCGCAGTAGGTCGGCCCGACCTGCGCCCGCAGCGGCAGCTGCGCCAGCGGCGTGCCCGACTTGCTGCAGAGGACGCGGTAGACGGTGGTGACGGGCGGGATCAGGTCGACGGCCGGCGAGGTCTCCCCCGTCTCGACGTTGATGGTGCGCGGCCAGTAGCCCTTGCTGGCGAGGTAGAGCGTCTCGATGCCCAGGCTCTCGGCGCTGCGCGTCCGCGCGCGCCAGAAGCGAATCAGCCCCTGCTTCATCAGCTTCTGCAGCTCGGTCGGGATGGCGCCGCCGTCCCACGAGTAGAGCAGCAGCACGCGGCTGTAGGTCTCCCACAGGTACTGCGCGAAGCTGGCCAGGAGCGAGGTCTTGCCGGCGCCTGGTACTCCAAGGATCAGCGTGGCGGTGAAGATGCGACGGAGCGCGTCGGACATGACAGCAGCCTCAGACGCCGGACGCCATCGGCGGCGCCGGGGGTTGTGCGCTGATGTGCGCGATTAAGTCGTTGACTTCCTCCGGCGAGCACCACTCGCCGCTCTCGACCGCCTCGGGCATATCCGCCAGAATGCGGTTGCGAAACAGCTCCAGCGCGGCGATGAGCGTGCGCTGCACCTTGCCGGCGGGATCGAAGACCTCGCGGCTGTCGCGGCGGCGGGTCTGCTGCAGCAGGGCCGCACGGGCGGCGTCGATGCCGGCGGCGTAGCCGGCGGTGAAGGCCTCCTCGATGGAGGCCTCGGGGTGCGCGTCGAGCCAGCGGCTGGCGAGCGAGGCGCTGAAGGACCCGGGCGACTCCCCTGCCGGGGGCGGCGGTGGCAGCTCGGCGCGGCGTCCCGGCTGGCCGGCGCCGCAGCTGCTGCAGCCCTGGCCGAGCGGCCCGGCGTTCTCCGCGCCACAGGCCGGGCAGTTCCAGCCGACCAGATCCTGTGTGGCGTAGTGGCGCGACCCACCGACTGGCATTACGGCTTCTCCTCGACGACGCGCGCGTTGTCCTGATCCTCGAACCAGTCTTCGATCGCCTGCTGGATCGCCAGCGCCAGGGACCGCACGCGTTCGGGGGGAGCCGGCGGCGTTTCCTCTGCGAGGAAGACCCTGGCAAGGTCCGCAGATCGCGGGTCGTAGGTCGTCACCACAGTCATCGTTCGTCCTCCTCGTCGACTTCCGCCGCTTCCGCCGGCAGCAGCCCGCGTGCGATCGCCTGCTGCAGCTCGGGCGCGTGGTGCGGCAGGCGCGGCTGGTAGTGGCCACTGCCGATCGGGTCCTCCCAGCCGGTGTGGCGGTGACAGATCGGCACGAACTCGCACTGGTGGTCGCGACCAAACGGTCGGCAGGCCCAGCTCGCCGGCACGAGGTGATCGAGCAGCGCCTGGAAGCGCGGGTCGGCCCAGGCGAGGCCCTGCATCTGCTGCGCCTCGTAGAGCGCCCAGAGGGTCTCCTGCCAGCTGTGCTCCTCGCCGAGGAGCCCGCGGCGCAGCGACTGCAGCTGGGCGTCCTGGCGGTTCATCGGGCCGAGGATGAAGCAGGTCTTCTCCAGCAGGCTCCCGGGCAGGAAGCGCACCCAGAACTCCTCGGGCGTCATGTCCGGGTCCTGCGTGTGGTAGGCGCGCCAGATCGGCCAGTCACTCTCCGCCAGCTCCCAGACGCCGGTGCGCCGGTGCGCCCGGCTCTTGCGCTTGACCTCCCCGTCGTCGGTCACCCACTCGTAGCTCGGGAGCCAGTCCTCGGGCTGCATCGGCGGATTGCCCGGCCGGCGGTAGCCGTAGCAGAGCGGCGACTGCTGGCGCTTCCTGAGCGGGTCGTCCTCGTCGTACTTGTCGCGCTTGCGGCTGCCCTTGCTGAGGCCGACGATGTACAGCTCGGTGACCTCGCGGCCCCAGAGCGGCTCGGCGTCGAGCGTGCCGAGCCCGAGCTGCGGGTCGGTCTCCCACTGCTCGACCCAGGCGTCGCTCTCCCAGCCGGTGGTCTTGCACTCGAAGTAGGCGAGGCTGCCGCTGCTGCGGTGCTCGGCCAGCAGGTCGGTGCGGATCTGCAGCGCCGTGCCGGTGCAGCCGCGCCGGAGGTGTTCGGCGGCGTCGAGCGGCGGCGCGCCGCAGCCGCATTCGAGGAAGTGCAGGCGCTCCTCCTCGACCACCCGCACGCGGTAGCGCTCCAGCAGCCAGGGGAAGAACTTCAGGCGCAGCGCCCAGAGCAGCCCGACGATGAGCGAGCGCTGTTCGAGGATGGTCTCTTCGGTCTGCGCGCTGCCGAGGATGCCGCGGTAGCCGCGCGCCTCGACGCGGGTGACATACCCGTCGCAGACCGCCTGGATGATCGCGCGCGTCTCGTTCAGGTCGGGGAGGCGGTCGTGCTGCGCCGCGATGCGGCTGAAGCCTTCCAGGCCCTGGTGCGCGGCGATCCCCGTGACCAGCGGCAGCGATTCGCGCCGAGCGGTGAGCCCGTAGCCGGTGGGGCCCGCGTGATAGGTGAGGTAGCGGGCGCGCTTGCAGCGACTGGCGCCGAGCTTGAAGCGGCTGCGGTCGGTGTACCACAGCAGGGGCGCCGGTGCGCGAGGAGATAGAGCTGCCGCCGTCGGTGACGTCATTGTGACCATCGCCTCCGTCGTCGTGATCGTTGTGGTCGCGAACCCCTAACCCGTCGATCGTTCCCTGGGCGAACCGGACACAGTTCGCCGCGTCTGGTACGCCGCCAAGACTGGGACGCCTCGGCGGAGCGAGCATCAGACTGCCGTGTGACGATCTTGTCAAGCGGTCGTGCCCCTGAGATGTCTGCGGGTGTCTGGGGGTGTCAGGAGTACCAAGCGATTTTGCCGGCAGGTTATTCAGGAGGGATTCGGGCCGGACTGAGCCGGCCCGATGAGCTGGATTGCGCCGAATTACCGGTTATGGTGGACTCGTGCGCGGTGCTCCTGTAGTTCTACGACGCCTCGTGCGCCTTGCTGCGCGCTACTGCGCCTTCGGCGGCAGGGTCCAGACCGCGGCGAACGCGCGCCCCTTGGACTTGGCGCCCAGGTTCTGCAGGCGCAGCCGTAGCGTCTTCGGCATCCACAGGCGCTGCGCCTTGAGCCGCGCCTTCAGGTCGCGCACGGTCTGCGGGCCTTCGAGCAGCGCCTCGCGCAGCGCCGCGTCCAGGCGATCGGAGTCGCGCACGATGGGCGTCCGCTTCGTCGGCTTCGTCGCCGTCGTCTGCCCGCGCATCCGCGTCGCGGCGCGCAGCTTCCCGTTGAAGCTCGCCTGCGCCCGCGCACCCTGGTCCTCCTCCAGCACCGCCGCCGCCAGCTCCAGGCCCTCGGCCTTCTTCCGGTACTCCGCCGCCTTCAGTCGCAGGCGTTCGCCCATCGTCGTCATCGTCGTCGTCCCTCCTCTCCTGGCCTCTCCTGTCTCAGTGTCTCAGTCTCAGTGTCTCAGGCTCGTCGCCGCCGACCTCTGGCGTCCTGGTCGCGCTCGCGCTCGCGCCGCAGCTGTCGCGCCTTGTAGGTGTCGAAGGTCACCAGCTCCGGCCGCCCGGCGCCGTTGACCTCGGCGTGCTTCTTCGCGTAGCTCTCCAGCGGCGAGGTGCCGCCGATGCCGCGCGCCTCGAACGCCGCGCCGAGCACCGCGATCGCCACCACCCCCAGGTGCGGCAGCGCCAGCTCCTGCGGCGAGACCTCCTCGTAGAGCTGTTTGAGGTTGCGGACCTTCAGGGCCTTGACGGCATGCGTGAGCAGCCGCGCCGCGTGGAAGTTGAAGCAGTCGACGTGGGCGAGATCGGCGCGGGTGAAGCGGTCGGAGCCGATCTCCAAGACCGGGAGCTTGGCCGCAGCCTGCAGCTCCCGAACGGTCGTGGTCCCGAGGATGGTTGTCGCCAGATTCATGCTGTCTCCTCTTCAACGTCTACAGCCCCAGGCGGCGAGCCGGTGGGGTCGGGCTCCCCGGCGGCGCCCTTGAGTGCCCCCATCACGCCCAGGACTCCGACGTGGGTAATGCGGTCGAAGAACAACCGCAGCGCATCACGCAGTTGATAGGCTTCCTCCGGTGTCTCACACTCCAACATCCAATGCACGGCCGGCCAGGAGCGGTACTGCCCGATGCGCTTGGCCGGCGAGGCGGACTCGTCGTCGGTCGCCGCGCGGCCACGCGGGCCGGCGCCCGGCGTGACCATGCGCAGGATGGCGGGGTGAACACGAATACGGATCGGTTTCCCGGGCCGCTCGGCCCAGGCTTCGCGGATCGGTCGGTTCGGATCGGCGAGGTCGCGCACAAAGGCGCTCTTCATAGGGGTGTCCTCCTGGGCTCCCACTGCCCAACACTCGATCGGGCGTGCCGGCGTTCACCCTATGCACAACGATGGCTAGTTGTCAAGCAGGCTCGGCAGGAGTCTCGGGCGGGGTCTAGTGGTCGAGTCGGTCGACGCTACTAGATGCGGGGGAGGCTTGATTTTGCCGGCAAAGTGGGTGTAGAAGAGGCCGCTTCCGCTCGGTAACGGGGGGATGACGGCTGCCTGAACCCGGGCACCTGGAGGTGACCAATCCCCAGGTACCCGGTGCGTGACGACAACCATCCGAACCCAAACGCGGAACAGACGACGACGACGACGATCACGACGACGGGTTGAGTTGGAGGCCCAGACTCGTCCTTCTGCAGATCGGAGTCGTCCCTATGAGCAATACGACACTTGCGTCAGGTTGTCAACTCCCCACCCTCCTCGACCCCCTCCTCGATCCCCTCCCCGACATCATCCCGGCCGGTGGCATCTCCCTCCTGGCTGGTGCGCCTGGGGTCGGCAAGACGGCCCTGCTGGCCGCCCTGGCCCGGGACTTCCGCGACGGCCGGCCGATCTTCGGCCACCAGCCGACGGCGATCCCGGCGATTGGCGTCGTCAATGCCGACCGCGGCTGGGCGCGCGGCGCCGGCTGCTGGTTTGCGCGGGTCGGGTTCCCCGACGTCCGCTACTACTCGATGACCGACGATCCGACCTTCGACCCCCGCATCCTGCGGCGCAAGTTCGAACGGACGGCGCGGCTCTTCGAGTTCGTCGACCGCCTGCAGCTGCCGCCGGGCAGCCTCCTCTTCGTCGACCCCATCGCGCTCTTCCTGGGCGGGAACCTGCTGGACTACGATACCTGCGCGGTCGCCTGCCTGGAGATTCGGACGCTGCTGCGCCAGCGCGCCCTCACGCTGATCGCCGCCGTCCACGCCGGCAAGATCAAGGCGGCCAAGCAGGAGCGCTACCTGCGGCTGCAGGACCAGATCCTCGGCTCCACCGCGATCTTCGGCTTCAGTGACACCCAGCTCTATCTCGCCTCGCCCGAGGAGCTGAAGCGCTCCTACTACGGATTCCTCTGGCAGAGCCATCTGGTACCCCCGGAGACGTTCGCCCTGGAGCGGGACGCCCACGGGTTGTTCCAGCTCTGGACCGGGGCCGACCGGGGGAACCAAGCCAAGGTGCTCGCCCTGTTCCCCGAGAACGGGGACGAGATCACCTTCGGGGCGCTGCTGGAGCTGGCCGAGGGCGTGCCCCTCTCGCGCAAGACGCTGCAGCGGACCCTGGAGGCCCTGGTCGAGAGCGAGCAGGTGGTCAAGGTCCGACACGGCGTCTACCGGCGTGTCGTCCGCCACTGATCGCCCGGAGCCCCTACCGACTTCACCGACCGACTTTCGCCCCCCGCCTGGTACGTACGGGAGGGGGCGAAGAAACGGTGCCCCGTTGGGGGGTGGATCGGTGGCCTTTTGTGTTCCCGTAGTACATATAGTGTCCGAGAAAGGGTCAGCAGAATTGTAAGTGACCCTTTCAGCCGGTAGGGTCAGTAAAGGGCCAGGGGGGTCGAGCCTTTATAACCTCTTTCCGTTCTGTGGGTTACTGGCGAAAAGGTCACCCTTCTCCCCCTCTGCCGGGCACCTTCTCTTCGCCTGGGCTAGATCTCCTCCGGTTTGGGCGGGACTTTCGCCTCCTCGCCCCAGGTCTGCGAGGCCATCCCATGCACCGGGCACTCGGGCACCGGCAGCCCGATGTCCGGGCAGCTGCAGGGCTGGTCGACCGCGAGGTTGACCGGCTCGCCCCCGGCTCGCCCCGCCGCGAGTTCCTTCTGCGCGAACCAGCCGCCGGCCGCCCGGCGGATCTCGGCCCACTGCCGCTTGCTCGGCAGGGTATCGGGCGGCGCCTTGGTGATCCGCCACATACCCCACTTCACCGGGTAGAGGACGAGCCCCGCAATGTAGGTGCGCTCGCAGTAGGGGCAGACCAGCCGCTGGCTGTAGGGATTCCACTTCAGCTTCCAGATCGAGGCGGCCAGACGCGCCTCCTTGGCCTTGTCGCGGCGCTTGGACATGGAGTGCGCCATGTAGGGCGGAACGAGGCGGGCATCGCTGCTGGTGTGAATCATCCGCCCACAGGACGGACACTCGCATTCGAAGCGGTCGAGGCGAGCGAAGAACCGGGTCGAGGGGGGCATTGTCGGAACGTGCGGCATGGCGTGCAGAGCCTCCTTCGCGCGCCAGTGTAGCGCCACCTGCCGCCATCGCCACGGGCCTGGGGCACAACTTGCCTCGCAGTCGACCCAATAAGCCAGTAGGAGCGGTAGACCCAGTAGACCAGTAGGTGCGCGTACGTACGCTCCTGGCCTGTAGAGCCAGTAGGCGTACGTACGGTACTCGCCGGTGGGCCGGTGGGGTCAGTAGGCGCGGGGGCGGTAGCTGGTGGCGACGTCGAGGGTGCGGCGCAGGGATTGGTAGGCCGCGTCAGCTTGTTGGAGTACCAACCAGCGGCTGCGCGGCAGGGCCGCCTCGGCCGGCATGTGGGTGTCGAAGTGGGTGCAGCCGAAGGGCGCGACCGGGTGGATCGTGCAGCGGTCGGAGGCGTCGAGGAACACGCAGCGGCCGTGGCGGAGCTTGGGCGTGATGGTGCCGACACGGGCGGTCTGGCCCGTGCGGCTGTTGGCGATGAGGGCGCCCGGGCTGGCCCAGAACCTCGCCAGGACCGTACGCACGGGCTGAGCGAGGTAGGCGGCGATGCGTTCGACGTCGCCGGGGGCGCAGCTGCCGGGTTGGGAGTGACAACAGGCCACGCAGTCGGGGCAGGCGCAGCTCGGAGTGCGCTCGAAGGGAGGGGCGCTCATAGCTGGCTCCACAGGATCCAGAGGTAGGTGGCGACGAGGAAGCCGGTGTGGATCGCCGTTGTCGTCTTGAGCGTGTGCAGCTCGCGCGAGAGCCGGCCTAGCTCGCGCTGGACGTCGCGCCACTCCTCGCGGTCGAAGGGCGGGGCGCTCATGCCCAGCCCCCGCAGCCGCAGCGGGCCTTGCGGCACCGGCCGGCGACGTGGAAGCGGCGCAGGTGGCCACAGGTGCGGCACTCCTGCAGATCGGCCGTGTCGAAGAGGCCCTGGGCGGCGCGGCGGAGGCCGGGGGTCGCCTCGGCGAGGGTGGCCGCGTCGTCGCGGGCGCCGGCTGCCGCCTCCTGCTGGTCGCGGGCGATGGAGCCCAGGACACGCAGCAGCGAGTCGGCCAGGGCCTGGACCTCGGGGAGGCCCAGGCTGAAGGTGCAGGAGTCCACGGTCAGGCGGAAGCGCCCGGGGACGCCCAGGACGCGCTCGATGCGGGGCGGGGTGCTCATGGCGTGGCCTCGTCGTCTACGACGGTGTAGCCGTGGGCTTCGGCCCAGGCACGAGCGTCGGCCAGGGCGGCCTGAGTGAAGCCGTAGGGCCGGATGCCGGTCGTGTGCAGCGGCGCGTGCCCCCTGGTGGTGACCACCTGCGCGCAGGTGCCGAAGCGCTGGCCGACCTCACAGATACACAGGCGCACCGTTCTCGTCTTGGTCGTCTTGGTCGTCATCGTTCGCTCCTCTCGTCGTCAGTGTCGGCCGCACGCGGGTTCAGCGCCGCCCAGGCGGCCACATCCTTGTGCCCCTGGGTGTCCCAGTCGGCCGGCCAGCGGAACGTCTCCCAGCTGCAGCGCCGGCCGTCGCGGTAGCGGAAGCTGCAGGCGAGGTAGTCCTCGCCCTTCCGCCCGTAGTGGAAGAGCACCGTGCGCCGGCTGCACGACGGGCAGCGCGTGTAGTCGCGCGCGGGGCGGCCGGTCATGGCTGCTCCTTCCGTACGATGCGGTAGCCGGCCTTGTGGGCCGCCCGCGCGAAGTCGCCCGCGCAGCGATGCGTGCAGAAGTGCGTCGAGCGTACGTGGTAGGTGCCCTCGAAGACGCGCCGCACCAGCTTGGTCCGGCTCGTCGTGCGGTCGTAGATCGATTCGACCGACGGCACCAGCGGCTTGTTGCAGAACGCGCAGCGGGGCCGCTCTGCGATGGGCGGCAGCCCCTCGATGGGCGGCCGCCGGTTGTGCGGGTCGGTGATGCGGCGCAGCTCGCTGCGCGGCAGCAGGACCTTGCGGTCGGGATCCCCATCGAGCTGGATCTCGGCTTGGTCCCGCCACAGGTCACACACGCGGCCGATGCTGCCGTCGGCCGTCTTGACCCAGTGTCCGTAGCTCAGGGGCTTCGGTTGGCTCATGGTCTGCTCCGTTCGTGGTCGTGGTCGTCGTGGGTCGTCGGTCGTTGGAGTCGCAAGCGCTCCACAGCCGGCCCGCCCTGGGGCTCCAGGCGCGGGCCGGGTCGTGCAACGCTCCGGCCCTACCGCCGTCGGCCGCGCAGGCGCCTCGCCAGGGCGGCGCGCTCGCGGGTGTCATGGTAGGCCTGCTCCTGGCACTCCGATCGCCCACACGTCACGCTGTAGCCCTTGGGGCGCGGTCTGAGGCAGTAGCGGCACAGGCCGTTCACTTGGTGGCAGACGTCGGTCGAGGTCGGCCGGGTGTAGCCCCAGTCGTTCACGACTGCACCTCGGCCTCGGTCGCCTCGGGCTCGCCCGCCGGCAGCTCCAGGCGCGCGGCCGGCTTGGGCTGCGCCTCCTGCTGCCACTGCCAGATCCGCGTGTGGACCGCGTTGACCCCTGACCCGATGTCGTACCAATCCCACCGCGCCGAGTCGTACCTGCGCTCGCCCGGTTTGCGCTCGACCGCGATCCCGTCACAGTGGAGCGCCTCGGCCACCCGTCCGCAGTACTCCGCGAAGCTCCGGCAGTACCCGCGTTGGTTCTCGATGCGCGCCAGGGCCTTGTCGAGCGCCTCCAGCGTCCGCACCATGCGGCGCGCGGCCGCCAGGCCGATCGACGGCGTGTAGTCCTCGTACAGCGTGTGCCAGCCGTACACCGGGCCGCTCTCGCCGGCCTCGCTGCCGCGCAGCTGGCTGCGCTCGTCGCCCTGGCAGCTGACGCGGAGGCCGCTGAAGAGCGGGCCGTCCCCGTAGTGGTCGTCAATCCCGTAGGGCAGGTAGCCGTGCTGGTTCTCCTGGTCGAAGCGCTGGGTGGTGACTCTGCCCTTCAAGTGGAAGTAGCCGTACTCGCGGCTCTCGGTGATCACGAGGTAGCGCGGCTCGCGCGCCTCGTCGCTGCTGCTGATCCCTGGTCGTCGTCTCGCCATGGTCGTCCTCCCTGGTCGTGGTGGTGGTGGTCGTCGTCGTTCGTGGTCGTCGTCGCCTGGAGCTGGAAAGCGCTCCGCGAGAGGCACCGGCCGTGGTCGAGGCCGGCGCCCTCCGCGCAATGCTCGCCCCTACTGCCGGCGCGGCTCGCCGGCCGCCTGGATCGTGTCCCGGTCTGGGATGCGGGCCCTGGCGCCGTCGACGCCGGCCCGGGCGCGCCCGATGTACTGCACCGCGAGGTGCGTGTGCGTGTGCTCGTCCACCTTCAGCAGCTGCCGGGCGGCCGCCTGGAGCTGGCGCGCCGCGTCGTGCAGCACCTTGACGTCGGCGGCCGTCACAGGGCACCGCCGTAGAGCTGCTGGAGCACACGCAGCGCGCCGGCCAGGGCCACCGCGCCCAGGGCCAGCGTGAGCCAGTCGATCAAGTGTCGGGTCGTCATGGGGTCGTCGTCCTCTCGGTTCCAGGGAGCCTGAGCGCTCCGCCGCCGGCAGGGACGGCCGCCGCCCCTGCCGGGTCGCGCAATGCTCAGAGTCTAGAACGGGTCCGCGACCGCGATCGACGCCAGGGCCACCGCCGCCGGCCGGCGCCGCGCGGCCGCCACCGGCACCGCCACCGGGACGGGCACCGGCAGCCCGGCGCTGGGCGCCTGCGGGGCCGGCTTCGGCGTGCGGGGGACCTTGGACCCGCCCGACCCGCCGCTCGTCGTTCCTGGGGCCGCCTGCGCGGCCGGCGGGGCCTCCTGGGCCGGAGCGCTCGCCTGCGTCGCCTCGACATCCTTGGCCGCGTCGCGCCGGGCGGCCGCCAGGGCCCGGAGCAGTCGCTGCGTCTCGGCCAGCCGGCGCAGCGCGCCGTCACTGATGCCGGCGGCCGCCACCGCGTGGTTGACCGCGTCGGCGCCCGCGTCCAGGGCCTCATCCGGCAGCGTGAACGTGACGTCACTGGCGAGCACATACCGGAGCGCCCGGGTGCCGTAGGCCGTCCAGCCCTCGGACGGGTCGCGCGGCGCGAAGTGGGGCGTGATGGGGCGGCCGAGGCCGCCGGCCGGCTTCGGGGCCTGGACGGGCGCCGAGGCCTGGACGGCCACCGGGGCGGCCTGGACGGGCGCAGGCGCGGCGATCGGCGCGGGGGTCGGCTGCAGGGCCGGGCAGTCGGCCGCGTCCGCGTGGCGGGGCTTCTGGCCCTGCTGCCACTCGATCATGGTGCCGGCGGGGAACGCCCGGCGGCACGCCGAGCAGTAGCCTGGGAACCGGGCGGGAAGGGTGCGGGTCGTCGTCATTGTCGTCGTCTCCTCGCGTTTCGTACGCCGGTGGTCGGCCGGCGCCTCGTCAGGCCTGTCGATTCAGGCGACGCGCGGCGAGCCAGGGGCGGGGGTGCCCCTGACCCGCCTGGGGCCTCAGGCGGCCACCAGCTGGCGCGCCAGGGTGAACGCCTGCGCCTTCAGCGTCGCGTTCCCGCCGAAGATCGCGCTCTCGTTCGCCCGGTCGCGCCCGGCCGCCGACTTGGCTTCCCCCGGCCGGACGTGGTCGAAGTACTCGACCACGGCGTTATAGGCCGCCCAGGCCGAGGCCTCGCCCGCGCGGACGTTCACCAGCTGATTCGCCATGTCGGCGCCCTTGCCGGCAAAGGTGAGCTGCGCGACCGCGTCCCGGCGCGCCAGGATGACCGGGGCGATCGGCTTGCCGGCGGCCTCGGTGTTCGGGATGGCGGCCTCGATGTACGCCGCCAGCTGCTTGGCGTTCATGGGGTGCTGCGCGAGCCGCGCGAAGGTGTCGCCGGTGGCCTTGAGCGCCTGGGTGAGCTTGGCCAGGATGGCGGCCGCGTCATCGAGCCGCTGGGAGGCCGAGGCCGTGTGCCGGATGGTGAACCACGCCTTGCCCTGGGCGGCGCCCACGGCCATGCCGAGGGTGTTCTGACAGACCACCCGGATCAACGTGCCCAACCCGATGATCCCGGTTGAGCCGTCGTGCGACCAGTGCAGGAGAAAGTAGCCGTTGACGTCGTCGCCGTCCACTGGCGTGATGCGCCCGACGCCGGCCGGCATCCGCAGCAGCATCCAGCACCGTTCCCCGTGGCCCAGGGCGCCCATCGCCGCCGGCCGGCAGCCCATGCCGAGCAGGGGGTCGAGGATGGCGCAGGCCTCGGCGTTCTGGACGGGGGTGTAGGTGCTGCCGACGACGCCGAGCTGCACCTGCCGGCCGCCCTCCTGGCGCACGGTGGCGCGGTGGTCGCGCACCTTGGTGCCGTCGGCGAAGTAGAGATCCACCAGCTGGACGAGGTAATCGAGGTTCCCCATCCGCAGGGCGTCGGCGACGGTCGAGACGTCGACGGTGATGCGGGTGCCGAGCTTGTGCCAGGGGGTCTGGCCCTGATACGCCATGGCGACCTGTCCGTTGATGACTGCGAGGTTGTGTGCCATTGGTCTGCTCCTGTCGTCTGTCGTTCTGTCGGTTGCGTCTGGTGGCGCCGGGTCAGGGCGCCAGTGGGTGTCGTGTCGTCGAATTGAGAGTTTTTGGCTGCCGCCTCTGCCATACCCGTGCCAAAGTGAATGAGACGCTATCAGGCGCTATCAGACGCCATGAACACGGTGACAGGTTGTCAGCGTGTCAAAACTACCGTGTAAGGCAGAGAAAAGTGTCCGTTTGCGCGACAGGCGGCGACTTCCCAGGCGGCCGCCGGCCTCGGACTCTGGTTAACATAACCGAGCTTATGCGACTCCAGGCCGCTAAGTCCTTTAGAATCAGTAGTTAGCGAGCCGAGCCCAGGCGAAAGTAGAGGCGAAGCGCGCCGGCAGCCCGGGGCGCCGGCCGTCCAGGCCTCCCGGCCGCCGGCAGCCTGGGGCGCGCTCGACGCCTGGGGGCCCGGGCGGGGCGGCGCGCCTGGGGCCTGGGGCGCGGCGCCTGGGGCGGCAGGGCGGCGCATTGTCCGCGAGGCCGGCGGCCGGCAGAGTGTCTTCGCCTGCGCCCGATCTCACCGATCTTCAAATTTTTTCGACCTTGAATTTTTCGCTAGCGGGGTCTAGACAGACGCCCACGCCCTCCCCCACCCTGGCGCGGTCATGCTCGACCCCTCGCGCCAGCGCGGCGCGCTCGCCGAACTGCTCGTCGCCTACCGCTTTCTCGAATCCGGCCGCCTCGTCAGCTGGCCGCTCACGCCCTGCGCCTACGATCTGGTCGTCGATACCGGCGACCGCCTCGTGCGCGTCCAGGTCAAGCAGGCACACGAGCACCAAGGCGCCGATCGCCACTTCGGGCACTGGATCGCGCGGCTCACCAAGCGGCGCACCGGCGGGCGCGATCGGGCGCTGGCGGCCGCCGATGTCGACTACATCGCCGTCGTCTGCCGGCCGGAGGAGGTCTACGTCATTCCGGCGCCGGTCTGCACCTCGCAACAGGACGCACGCTGGATCAAGGCACGGCTGGTCATCGGGCCTGAGAGCCACTATCGCGTGTTCCTGAATCTCTTCTCGCTTGGCAACGGCAGCAGTGGCGAAGTCGCCGCGTCGCCGATCGCGCCCCTGCGCAAAGCCGGGCGCTGGGCGGCCGGACCACGTCGCGAGCGGGGGCAGCGCAAGCCGTATCGACGCCTCACCGAGGACCAGATTGCGCAAATTGTCCAGATGCCGGTGCGGTGGTACCGCCGACAACCGCCCGAGGGCCTGATCCCGCTGGAGGATCTGGCCCGGCAGTTCGACGTCTGCCCGGCGACCTTGCGCAATCTCGTCCTGCGCCGGTCTCGCCTCGACCTCCTGGCCAGGGACGCGAGCCCCGAATCGCCTTAGGGGGATCTAGACAACCTGCTACCGCCATGCTTCGCTCAGCAGCGATGCGTCTGGCCAATCGCCTCGCTGGCGCGCTGCTCTTCCGCCGCCTCGCGCGCTCGCTCGACCGCCTCGCCGAGGCGATCGAGGGGCAGCAGACGCTCCTCCTGCGTCTCGTAGACCATCTCGCACCCAACCCCGCCCCGCCCGAGCGCGACGTGCTGCGCGCCGACACCGGCCTCAGCTATCTCGACGACGAAGAAGCGGGCCAGGCGCTCGCCTTCATCGAGCGCACGCGCGCCGCCACCGGCCACACGCCCGACGACGAGGAGGTCATCATCCACCTCGCCGACGAGAAAACGCAGAACCTGGCCGAACGGCTCTCGGTGCGCGAGGCCGAACTGGCGCGCCTGGCGGAGTCGCGCCTGTGAGCGTGCCCAAGCCGCCCCAGATCACCGCCTGGGAGCAGCTGCCGATCGTGCTCCTGGTGCCCGAACTCGCGCTGCTGCTGCGCCGCTCGCCCGGGACCATCCTGCGCGACTGCCGCCGCGGGACGATCGAGCCGAAGCCGTTCGCCGGTCGGCCCTGGCGCTGGAACCGCGACGGCGTGCGCGCGCATCTCGATCGCCTCCACCGCCTGGCCGAGGCGCGCGCGACGTCGCGCCCGCGGGTGAACGAGTCGGAGTCGCCCCTGGCGCCGCGCCTGGTGCTGGAGGCGCGTCGGTGAGCGACGGGGCGCGTCTCGCGGTGAAGCGCCGTCGGCGTCCGCGGCGCCTCATCGTCGCCCCCCTGGCTGCTGACGCCTCCGAGCAGGCGCGCTTCCTGCGCGAGCAGCCGCCCGAAGAAGTGGTACGGCACAGCCCGCCGCCGCCGCGCACCGACTATGCGGCGCTCCAGCTCCTGGGGCACCGCCTCGTCACCCGCGATCGGCGGGAGTAGAGGGTTTTCCGAAGAGGTCCGCTGTGGCGATTACCGTCAATCCCTCGCGCAAGCGCCGCTACAGCGGCCAGGCCGCGCTCATTCCCGCGGCGGTGACCGCCGGTCGGACCTCACCCAAGCGCCGGCAGCTCCTCGCCGAGGAGTCCGCCCTGCAGCACGCCGACGCGATCGCCTCTTTCGTCGATCGGCTCGGGGGCCGCGAGCGGCTCGCCGAGGCGCTGGCCATCGCCGAGACCGCCCCGGAGTGCGAAGCGCTCGTCCAGCACCTGCTCGACCCGCGCTTCCGCCTCTGGTCGCTCCCGAAGGTCTGCGCGCTGGCCGGCTTCACCGTCGCCGATCTCTTCCAGGCCTACCGCAAGGCGACGCTCCTGCGCGCGCACATCGAGGCGACGCACCGCATCGCCGCCAAGCTGGCCCCGATCGTCGAGGACGTGATGGCCCGGGCGCTGCCGCGCATGGAGACCTGCCTCCTCTGCAAGGGGAAGAAGACGCGCCTGCGCGTCGCGGCCGACGGCACTCGCACCCAGATCCGCTGTCCGCAGTGCCGCGGAGTGGGCGAGCGCCGCGTCGAGCCCAGCGCCGACCACCAGAAACTGGCGCTCGAACTCGGCCAGCTCACCGCGCAGAAAGGCGGGGGCACCGGGGTGATCGTCAACCAGCAGAACATCACCGCAGGCGCCGCCGCCGCCCAGGCGAATGCGGCCTCGGCCGGCCCGCTCGAACAGCTCCAGCAGGCGGTCGGCCAGCTGCTCTTCTCGCCCGACCGCCAGCGCGCCTCCGCGACGGTCGACGCCGGGTCGGTGGTCGAGGCACAGACCGTTGAACCTCCAACGACCACCATCGGCGACCCGCCGCCCCCCGAGCCCACCGACCCGCCCGAGGAGCGCGAGCGCGACGAGCCCGACGACGAGCCGGACGACCCGGTCGGCCCGCCGCGAGGAGACCACTGATGGGCCAGCTGATGCCGATGCTCAACCTCGCCGGGGCCGCCCAGTCGCGCCAGCGGATGCAGCCCGGGATGTCGCCCGGGATGCCGATGCGCCCGGGAATGCCCCCGATGCCGCAGCCGGCGATGCGCCCCTCGACCTCCCCGCCCGCGACGCAGAACCAGCCGCAGCTCCAGCTGCACGACCAGCGCGTCCGCAATCCCGGCGAGCGCCTGCGCGGCCAGCTCAGTGGCGTCTTCGCGCCCTTCCGCGGCGGGCCGCCGCTGCCGCCCTCCAACCAGCTGCTGCAGCCGATGCAGCCCCAGGCGATGCAGCCGCAGCAGGGGCCGGCGATGCCCTCGATCACCGGCCCGGGCCAGCAGCAGGCGGCCTTCCCCTTCGGCGGCGAGGACTCCACGAAGTCCTTCTACTGAGTTGAGGCCTCTGGCGTGTATCACCCCGACCTGATCGCCGAAGACGAAGCGGAGATCGTGCGCACCTTCCCGACCGTCTTCCCCTCGGGCGTCTTCCCGACCTACTCGGTCGAGGACTCCGCCGCGCTCACCGCCTCGGCGATGCAGGCCTACGACGACCTCGGCCGCAGCCGCCGCCCGCTCACCGCCGAGGAGAACGCCTTCGTCAGCCACGCCAAGCTGCGCGTCATCTTCGACTTCCCGTGGTTCGCCGAGCGCTTCGTCTGGATCGACGAAGAAGGCCACGGCCTGCGGCGCCTCACGCCCTTCTGGGAGTCGCAGCAGATGGTCCTCGACCAGCTGGCGCGCCTCGAACTGGCGCGCGTCAAGGACGGCAGCCGCGACGGCCTGCTCCTGAACATCCTCAAGGCGCGACAGCTCGGCGTCTCGACCCTCTCCGAAGCGCTCATCGCGCACCGCCTGGTGACCCGCCCGCACATCCGCGCGCTCAGCGGCGCCGACGTCGAGGAGCAGGCGGGCTATCTCTTCCGCATGGTCGTGCGCATCTACGACCAGCTGCCCTGGTTCCTCAAGCCCGACCGCCTCTACTTCACGAAGAACCGCGAGCTGACCCTCGCCAACTCCTGCTTCCTCAAGACCGCCTGGGGCAAGTCGACCCGCGGCGCGCTCCAGTCCATCTCCGGGGCGGAAGGCTCCAAAGGCGCCATCGGCCGCGGGCAGACCTACTCCTGCGTCCACATCTCCGAACTTCCCACCTGGGAGAACCCCGAGCAGCTCGACACCGCGCTCCTCCCGGCGATCCCGGTCAGCGCCGACACGCTCGTCCTCTACGAGGCGACCGCCGAGTACGCGGGCGACTGGTGGCACCAGCACTGGCTGGCGACCGCCGAGGGCGTCGGGCGCTTCAGGAACGTCTTCATCCCCTGGTCCGCGGAGCCGCGCAAGTACTCCCTCCCGCCGCCTCCGGGCTGGGTCCCCCTGGCCTCGACCCTCGCCCACGCCGAGAAGTGCGAGCGCGACTCCCCGAAGTGGTACGGCGGTCGCACGGTGCGCCTCACCGCGCCGCAGCTCTACTGGTACGAGCAGACGCGCGCCTTCTACGAGAAGAAGGGACAGCTCTACAAGTTCCTCAAGGAGTATCCGGCCGACGATCACGAGTGCTTCCAGTACGCCGGCCGCTCCATCTTCACGCTCGACCAGCTCGAAGCGATCGACCGCGCCGGCAGCCGCCGGCCGCTCAAGGACGTCTGGGCGGTGGAGCCGGCCAGCGAGATCGCCGCGCTCAAGCGCCTGGAGTTCCCAGCGGATGCGGCGCAGACCAGCTCCCTCGACCGCGGCCGCGCGCGCGTCCCGCTCGCCCCGCGCGTCCCGGGCACCGCCTCACCCTTAGCGCCCCTCACGCACCACGTCCCCCCGGGCTACGGCTTCCGCCGCCTCTCCCCCGAGCAGCTGCGCGAGATGCCGAGCCTGCGCAAGTCCGCCCTGGCCATCTGGGAGTATCCGCGCCTGCGCGGCTCGCGCCGCTACGTCCTCGGGGTCGACGTCGCCGACGGCCTCGGCCAGGACTACTCGATCATCGACGTCATCCGCCAGCCGACCATCGAAGAGCCGGCCGAGCAGGTCGCGCAGTACTGCTCCAACGTCGTCGACGCCAAGGCGCTCGCCTTCATCTGCGACGCCATCGGCCGCTACTACTGCGACGGGGACGGCATCGAGGCGCTGGCGGCGATCGAGACCAACAACCACGGCCTGGCGACCCAGGACACGCTGCAGCTGCACCTCGGCTACGGCCACTTCTACCGCTGGGAGTACGCCGACGCCGCCGAGATGGACCGCCGCTACTCGACCCGCATCGGCTGGATGACCTCCCCGCGCACGCGCCCGATGCTCCTGGCCTACTTCCACGGCGCCGTCACCAGCTTCGACCCGATCACGACACTCCCCGACTTCGTGCTCAACTCCCCGATCACGCGCAGCGAGCTGCGGCACCTGGTCACCGAGACCACCCTCGGCGAGGCGGAGGCCGCGCGCGGCCAGCACGACGACGCGATCATGGCCGGCGCCATCGGCTACTACGTCGCCTGGCGCATGGCCGGCGGCGAGACCGAGCCGATCGCCGACCGGCGCCGCCGCAAAGCGGCCCTCGACCAGCTCGCCGCCAAGGGCGAGCAGCCCGTCGCCGACTGGCGCAACTCCCCGGCGACCTCTCTGGAAACCGACGACCTGGAGGAGATCGATCATGGCGGCACCGTCAGCGACGACGTCAGCTACGCGCTCAGCGACGAGCCCGACGGGCTCTTCTTCGACGACCGCAGCCGCGCATGAGACGCTGGCGCAGACGCCAGCGTCGGTCGGACGGTCGACCGCGTCGGCCGCGCATGAGCGGACGGCCGCGCCCGCGCCGGTGCGCGTGCGGCGCCTGCAGCCGGCGCTGCTGGCCAGTCGTCTCAAGGCGCCCGAGGCCATCGAACTGCCCGACGGCCGCACCGTCCTCGGCGCCACCGGCGACTGGCGCGTCTACCGCGGCACGACCACCCTCGACCTGGTCCCGCCGACCCGCTTCCCCAAGGACTACGAGCTGATCCCGGAGGTCGGCCTGACCCTCAGCCCGAGCGACTGCACGCGCCTGGAGCAGACGACCGGCCTGGGGACGACCCAGATCCCGATCACCTTCATCAGCGCGGTCGAGCAGCTGGCGTCGCTCTCGATCGGCGACGTCCGCCTGGAGTTCACGCCCGGCCAGCTCGCCGAGCTGCACCACCGCGCCAGCAAGCGCGGGCGCTCGATCGAACTGGAGATCAAGGCGGTGGTCGATCGCATCCGCGACGAGATCTTCCACAAGGGGGGCTAGGGAGGCCCGTGGCCAGACAGATGGCCTGGTACCCCGGGCCTCCCCCGAACAGGGCGACACCGACAAGGAGCAGAGCGATGCAGATCACACCGGAGATGCTCGAATACTCGTGGCAGCGGTTCGACGCGCTCGCCACCTCGCTGCACATCACGATCGGCTATCAGACGGACCCGATCGTCTCCGATCCGAAGCGGGCGTGCGAGAAGGCGGTCGGCCTCGACGAGTACAGCCACATCGCCGATCCCATCGAGCGGGTCGAGGCGGTGATCACGACCGAGTACGTCCCCGCCTACGAGAAGCGGGCGGCGTCCGAGGCGGCTGGCTGATGGCCTGGTCGCCGGCCGACTGGACGCGCGCCTTCGGCCTCGCCCTGGCGATCGTCGTGGCGGGCGTGCTCGTCGCGCTCCTGCTGCAGCGGACCACGGCGCCGCTCACCGTGCCGCCGGAGGACCTGTTCCTGCTGCGCTGCACGCAGCAGGTGCGTCCCGGCCTCGACGCGATCTGGTTCCTCTGTCATCAGGTCGAGGAGAAGTAGCCGTGAGCGACCGGCGCCGGTACGACTTCGAGGCGTGGCCCACGGACGGCAACGAACTGACCGTCCGCTTGTTCAACTGGTTCTCCCGCAACTACTGGCTGGTGGTGTGATGGCCTGGTGGGACGCGCTCACGCTGCCGCAGGTGCTGCTGGTGCTCGGGCTGCTCTTCCTCGGGCTGCTCTTCGTCGTCGCGCGCGCGTGGTTCGAGAACCAGTAGGAGGTCCAACCAGTGGCATGGCATGACTTCTGGGGTTCCTCACGGCTCTCGCTGGCGCCCGGTGCCTGGCCCGAGCGGGATGAGGTCGCGCTGCTGGCCGATCCTGGCCTCCCCGATCTCCCGCACCGGGTGGCGCGGGCGGGCGTGGTCTACCTGGGACTCGGCGGCGTCGAGCGCATCTGGCGCGGCAGCCCGACGGCGGAGGCGCGAGCCAACCTCGTGCGCGGGCAGCAGCGTCGCCGGGAGCGCGAGCACATGGGCGCCGCACGGGAGGACAGGAGCTGGATCACCCCGGAGATCGAGGCACGGATCGAGGCGGCCGTCCGCGATCGGCTCGCCCGCATGGGGAGGGCGTGATGGCCTGGCATGACTTCTGGTGTCAGCTCTGCGGGCAGGTGCTCGTCAACGTCGACGTCCCGGCCGCGATCGGCGCCCGCCTCGGTGCGCCGCTGCACTGCGGCCAGCCGACCAGCTGGCTCCCGGCCGTCGGCCGCATGGACGCCTCCTCCGGTCCCGGCTTCGAGGCCTTCGACGCCTACGACGGGCAGAACCGCCCGGTGCGCGTCGACTCCCTCAAAAAACTCCGCGACATCGAGCGCCAGTCGGAGGTCGACGCGCGCAACGGGCTCGGCCAGCCGATCGTCTGGCGGCGCTTCAGCCAGGACCGCTCCAACCACGACGTCCACAGCCTCGCGCCGACCTTCCACCAGGAGCGGCCCGACCCGGCCTACGTCAAGAAGTTCGCCCCGGCCATCAAGCGCGACGGCGCCGAGGCGCCCGACGCCGCCTACGGCCCCGGCATCTCCGACGCGACGCCCAGTGCGCTCGACACCCTCGACTGGAAAGGCTGAAGGCTAGAACCAGATGAAGGTCGTCTCCACCCAGTTGACCTCGCGCCCCTGCGAGGAGAGCACCGCGAGGAAGTGCGCGTACGCGCCGGCTTGGGCACCGTACTCGAACAGCAGGCGCAGCCCGTCCTCGCTTTCCCATTCGGCGGTGGTGAGCCCCCAGCGGCGCGTATGTTTCGGGTCCGGTTCTCCCGGGAGGATCCCGGCGCGGACCTCCCAGGCGCAGCGTCCAGCAACAGGTGGTGTCATAGGCCGAGGAGTGTAGACCAGTGGCTGACTTCTCTCCCAGTGGCGTCCTCGACCTCCCGCGCACCTCCGCCGAGTCGCTCCTCCAGGGCGACCCGCGCGTCCTCAGTTGGCTGCGCGAGTGGGTGCAGGAAGGCGACTTCATCAATCGCCAGGACCCGTCCTACGACCTCATCTCGCGCTCGCAGGACTACATCGTCGGCCAGCAACTATCTCCCGAAGCGTGCAAGCTGAAATACCTCCCGCAGGTCACCATCAACGAGACGCGCAAGGCGATGCAGGCGCACGTCTCGGCGATCACCGACCTCAAGCCGGTGGCCGGCTGGAAGACCAATCCCGAGTACCAGGTCCAGGCCAACATGCTCAACCAGTACCTCATGGCCGAGTGGGTCACGACCATGATGGACCTGGACCTCGGCGACTGCGTCAAGTACGCCCTGGCCGGCGGGACCGGCGACCTCGTCGTCGACTGGGACCCGCACGTCCCGCTCGGCGGCGCGCACCAGCTCACCGCCCGCGACCCACGCGACACGCTCCCCCTGCGCCCCTCCTTCGGCCGCAGCTCCCAGCTCTGGGAGGGCGTCTGCTTCCGCGAGGAGCACACCGTCAACGTCCTGCGCGGCATGTACCCGACCCGCGCGCACCTCTTCAAGGCCAGCAGCGACAACCTCCTCGGCCAGGTCATGGGCCGCTTCCGCACCGGCCTCAACCGCCTGATCTCCCCCGCTGACCCGCTCGACTCGATCGCCTGGCCGGGCACCGCCGGCACCGCGCGCAAGGCGCGCGCCGGCTCGCTCGTCCTCTACCGCGCCTACTTCACCGACCGCACGCGCAACCTCACCGGCAAGCCGATCCCCATGGGCACGCCCGGCACCAACTGGGCCTACGTCGTCGAGCCCAACCAACCCCTCTACCCGCGCAAGCGCCTGCTGGTCGCCACCGAAGACGCGATCATCTACGACGGCCCGAACACCTACTGGCACGGCATGTTCCCGTTCTGCCGCCTCAAGCTCTGGTCGGTCCCCTGGCAGTTCCTCGGCATCCCGCTCTTCAACGATCTGCTCCCCCTCCAGGACGCCATCAACGACACGATGCACGACGTCCGCCTGGCGATGCGGCAGTGGACCAACCCCGACATCACCTACAACAGGAACGCGGTCTCCGAAGCGACGATGAAGCTGATGGACCCGCGCCGCCCGGGCAAGCGCGTGAAGATCGCGCCGGGCTTCGGGGACCCGTGGAAGAAGGAAGACGGCCCGGCGCCGCAGATCATCCAGCTCGGGATCGAGCTGTGGCAGCAGCTCACGCAGAAGTTCGCCGACCTCAGTGGCACCGCCAACCTCTCGGCCCTGCTCCAGCTGCGCCAGATGCCCTCGGCCGACACCATCCAGAAGTACTACGAGGCGCTCACCCCCGAGATCCGCCAGGAGGCGCGCCAGGTCGAACTCTTCCTGCGCGACTTCTCGGAGATGGTCAAGATCAACTACTTCCAGTTCCTCTCTCAATCGAAGCGCGTCTCGATCCTCGGCACCGGCGGCCAGACGCTCGACGAGTTCGACTTCGACCCCGACATGCTCGTCCCCGCGCTCGTCCCCGGGCAGCCCGGCTACACCCCGGAGCTGGACGCGACCCTCACCAGCCGCGACCAGCGCGCGCAGTACTTCCACAAGCAGTTCGTCTTCATCGTCGCGCCCAACTCGGTCCTGGCGATGGACGCCACCGAGCGCAAGATGATGCGGGTCCAACTGGCGAGGATGGGCTACTACGACTTCTGGTCGCTGCACGAGACGCTCGAAACTCCAAACGTCGGCGCCCCGCCGGCCATCCCGCTGCCGCCGCTCTCGCCGCCGCCCGCCGCGGTCCTCCCGATGATGCTGCAGTCGGCGATGGCCTTGCCGAACGGCCTCGGCATGATGGCGGCCGGCGCGATGCCCCTGCCCCAGTACACCGACCCGGCCTCGGGGCGCACCTTCACCCTCGACATGGGCAGCGGGCAGATCCTCGAAGTGCGCGTGCCAGTCACGGTGACCGAACGGTTGCAGGCCCAAGCACTCCTCGGCATCGGGCAGACCGTCTCGCCGGCCGGGCGGAAGGCCAGCGGGCAGGCGCCGCCGCAGGGCGAGACGAAGAACGACGAGCCGGGCGGGCGGCAGACGATCACCGAGTCGGAGAAGTAGAACTAACGTAGATATGTCCGATAAGAAGCCGTCGCTGCGCGCGCTGCTCTCCGGGCTCGACCCGCGCACTGCGCGGCTCGCGCGGCGGCTGCTCGAAACGACCCTGCTGCCGCCCGGCGACGAGGCGGCATTCCAGCGCTGGGCGCGCGAGAACCAGCTCCGCGACGTCGACCACCCCGATAGCTTCTACGACTACCGCGGCTACTGGCAGTCCTCCGGCGGCCCGCCGCAACCGCCCGGCGCGCACTTCCCCGACACCTACAAGCAGTTCGGCCACCCGAGCTTCTCCGTCGAGTCGCAGTACGCCCAGCCCGGAGAAGGCGGCACCTGGATCGGCGAGACGCTGCTGCCGCAGCCGCCGCTGGCCGTCTCGCACCGGTCGGAGAAGTAGAGTAGGCAGCCATGGCAGGCCAGAAGGCCGTCGTCGCCGATCCGTTCCGCGCGCCCACCGCGCCCGCCTGGCTCGGCAGGCTGCGCGACTGGGTCGATCAGCCCCGCCCGCCCGACTGGTGGACCACCCCGGTCGAGTTCCCCGGCAAGGCACTCGCGACCGAGGCCGCGCGCAGCGCGCTCCAGTGGCTGACCAACCCGCAGACCGCCGTTGACGCCCTCGCCACCACCGGCGTCCCGGGCGGCCCCCCGCGCCCGCCCGGCGTACGCGCTTTTCACGGCAGCCCGCACGACTTCGACCGCTTCGACTTCTCTCGAATCGGCAGCGGCCAGGGCGCGCAGACCTACGGCCACGGGCTCTACTTCGCCGAGCGCGAGCCGGTGGCGCGCACCTACCGCAACGATCTCTCGCCGCGCCCCGAGGTGCTCGTCGGCGGAGAGCCGCTCGACCAGTTCGGCTACATCCGCGGGGGCCAGCGTGTCCACGACCCGATCGCCGCTGTCGTCGGTGGGCGCCTCTCCTACGCTGCGAACCGGGAGCGGCAGTTCGGCCGCACGCCGGACGTGGCGACCCTCGTGCAAAACCTCCGCAACGAGATCGCCGCGGCCACGCACAATGCCTCGCTCGCCACCTACAACCAGCTGGAGGATCAGCGCCTCATGCTGGACCGGATGATGGAGCGGGGGATTACCCTGACCGACCCGGGCCGCATGTACGAGGTGAACCTCGGCATCGACCCCGCTCGCCTCCTCGACTACGACCGCCGCCTCGGCGAGCAGCCGCACGTCATCGAGGCGCTGCGCAAGCTCGGGCTCCAGGACCTCTACGGCGGCGAGGCGCTCGGCTTCCCGCTGCGCGACCCGCGCAAGGCGATCGAGTTTCCACTGGAGGCGACCGGCGGGCAGGCCTACGTCAATCTCGCGCGCGCGCAGGCGCCGCCGCTGCCGCCCGCCCTGCGCGACTCGATCCTCGCCGACCGCATCCCCGCTGACGAGCGTGCCGCCTCCGCCGCGCTGGCGCGCACCGGCATCCCGGGCCTGCGCTACCTCGATCAGTATTCGCGCGGCAGCGCGCCCGAGGTCGAGGCGATGCGTCGTCGGCTCGGCGATCTCCAGGAGAACCTGACCGCCTTCGATCGTCTGGTCGCGGCCGGCCAGGCGCGGCCCTCCGCGCCGCAGCGTCAGCACTTCCAGACACAGATCGACCTGCTCACCACGCGCCTGGCTCAGCTCCAGGAGCCGACGCGTAACTACGTCATCTGGGATCCCTCGGTCTCGATCGACATCCTCCGCAAGTACGGCCTGCTCGCCCCGCTCCTCGGCGGCGGCACCCTCGCCGGCCGCCAGCCGCAGCCGTCCTCCTCGCGCTCTTCGCCGCCGCCGGTCCTCGCGCCGTCGCACTAAAAGCGGCGCTCAGCGGCGCTCATCGGCGGCGGCGCCGTCCGCGGCGTCTCGGCGCTCGGCGAGCACCGCCTCGATCAGGCGGAGCCGGCCGTTACAGAAGTCGCGATCGGCCCCGCATTCGCGGTCGAGGAGGAAGGCCTGCTGCAGCAGGTACAGCTCCCGCGTGCGCATGGTGCCGTACACCAGGCGGAGGTCCGCGCCGGGGTCAGCGGCGGTCATCGGCGGCGCCCGTCACTTCGAGTCGATCCAGCACTGCTCGCATAACACCTCTCCCGGTACGATCATCTCGAAGCGTTCGCACCACGCGCAGCGGCCCAACCGGAAATACCGCCAGCCACCGGTCAGCCACAGCCAGAGTACGCGGCACGGGTGAACAGCGTCAGCGGCGGTCATCGGCGGCGCCCGTCCCTCTATTCGCGGCGCGCCACTCGTTCACGAAGCAGAGAGCGCACACAGGCTGATTGAGATCAGGCGCGTCATGGAACCTGATCGTTCCGCCGATGTGGTCTTCGCACATGACGACCTGCCGGCACAGGCGACAGCGCACGAGCAGCCCGGCCTCTGCGAGCGTCTTGCCGCAGGTCACGCAGGCGAGGTCAGCGGCGGTCATCGGCGGCGCCCTCCGCAGGCGTGAACGTGACGCCGCCCTCGCGCAGCAGGCACTCGATAATCTCTTTCACCGTCGTCAGCAACTTGCCGCTCGCGTCGTAGTGCTTCGTACCACGGGCGAGCGCCTCGGTGATCTCGCGCAGCAGGATGCGCGCGTTCTCATCAGCGGCGGTCATCGGCGGCGCCCGTCACCTTCACCGGATACCCTGCTGCATCGTAGCTACGCGGGTCCGGGTAGTAGGCTTTCCCCAACGTCGAGAGCGTCTTGCGCCACTCCTTCTCGTAGTAGCACGCAGCCCCGCAGACGGCCTGATCGAACCCGTGCCATGTGCGGTTCACGGTGGCGGCGTAGGTCACGCCGCAGATGCAACAGAACAACGGCATCTCAGAATAGAGGGACATGGTCGTCCGGTCAGCGGCGGTCATCGGCGGCGCCCTTCCATCCGTTCGCGGCAAGCCACTGCGCCAAGTCGATGATCAGCAGCGCAACCTCCTGCGGCGTCAACGCGCATTCTGGCGAGTAGGGCCAGCGGTAGAGCGGCTCCGGTGGCCGTTCGTCTTTGCGCTTAGCGGCGGTCATCGGCGGCGCCCGTCACCATGAAGTCGTGCGCCCAGTCCTGCCGATACGTGCAGTCCTCACAGACCCAGCCAGCGGGCGTCGCGACCAGCACGCGGTGCCGCGAATCTGTGCCGCAGGTGAACGGGTGGACCCGTCCGTTATGCTGCCACCGATTCAGGGCGTCGATCTGTTCAGGCGTGAACGGTGCTCGAATGTGCATGTCGTGTGCTCTCTTAGCGGCGGTCATCGGCGGCGCCCGTCACGTAGTCGCGGCATTCTTGGCAGTCGCACGCCTTCCCGGTGCGCTCGCCACGAACATAGGCATTGCGCCCGTGGCATCGGTGTTCAAACGGCGCGCGAACGTTGCACCCGTCGCAGATGATCGACGGCCGCGTCATCTCATATTCCTTGTAGCCTTGCCCCTTGTCGTGGTCTGTGGTGATGTCCATGCCTTGCCTCCAAGGTCGCATAACCGTGATTACGTTTCCTTCGGCTCGATCAGTTTGAAGTCGCCGTCAACGAACTTCCGCAACGCCGCCTCTGCGGATCGGGCGCGGAGGATCGCCGCTTGTTCGACCGCGTGATGCGCTGCCATGGCTTCCGTCAGCCGCGCCACCTCGCGCTCCAGCTGCTCGATCTCCGCGACGAAGCTCTCCAGCAGCTTGTACGCTGCGTAGGTGTCCGCGCCGTAGATCGTGCCGCCCGCGATCGGGTTGATGCCGGTGTCGCTGAGCAGCCCGACGACCTCCCCGCGCCCCTTCTCCAGGATCGCCTTCGCCCGCTGCAGGTCTTCTTCAATCGTGTCGTAGTAGGGCATAACCGTGATTACGTCAACGAGTCCGGTGGCGCTTTACAGGTGCAAGTGGCGAACGCCAGATCGCAATCCGCTTCGTGTTCGCGTGAACACAACGAGCACCCGTTCGGCACCTGCGGATTGACCATCGTCAGCTTGAGCAGCCGCGCCACCTCGCGCTCCAGTTCCTGCACCCGTTCATGCGCCTCGTTCCACAGCGTCTGCCAGTCGTTGGCCCGGGTGTGCTCCTCGCCCGCCTTCTTGTCCCAGAAGTCGCGGTCCTCGGTCAGCCGCTCCACCTCGGCCTCCAGGTCCACGACGTCCGCGAACGGGACCATGCCCCCGACGGCCGCTTCGAGTTCGCTCAGTCGGGCGAGGTAGCGGTCGCCTTCGCGCGTCAGCGCCGCGACCTGTTCCCCGTACTGCGCCTGCATCGCTTTCATGGCGACCCAGTAGTTGTGTTGGTTGTCGACCAGTGCGACCTGCGCCTCGCTTAGCTTCTTCTGCAGCCCGTCGGCGGCGGCGTGGTAGGTGTCGGCCATGTGCGCGAGATCGTGCTCCAGCTCCGCGACCCGCGCCTGCCACTTCGCATCACACTTGGCGAGGTAGTTGTCGAGGTCTCTGGCGTGGTCGCGCTCCAGGTCCGCGACGCGCGCCTCCGCCGCCCGCGCCCGCTCGATCCAGTCCAGCCGCGTCCCCGCATACGACTGTTCGCCAATGGCGGCGTGGTACTCCGCCGTGAGCTGCAGGACCGCCTGCTCCAGCTCCGCGATGCGCGTCTGGAGCGTCGTGTCGAGCGCCTCCATCTCGCCGCGCTTCACATAGTGCGCCTCGAAGTCCTCGTCGCAGGTGAGGCACTCGCCGTTGTGATCGGGCTTGAAGTCGCTGCAGGCCATCGTCGTCGTCCTCACCGTCGCGGCTGGCGTGCCTTGAACGCGGCCAGCTGCACCGCGATCACGACATCGGCGAGGATCTCCTCGGCCGGCAGGTCCTGCCAGATCGCGAGCAGCCCCTCGTGCCGAGCGATGCGTAGCCGATCGACCTGGTCCCAGTCCAGGAGCGGCCCCGGGTGAACCGGACAGCCGCTCGTGCTGGTCGAGCGGTACTGGCCGTTGACGATGATGCAGGTGCAGTCGGGGTGGTGGGCCATCAGCTCGGCCTGATCAACTCGTTGGTGATCTGCATCATCTCTTCCAGGATGGCGTGCATCCGCGACACGTTGGCGATCGACGCCTTGAGGCGTTCGATCTCGTCGCCCTGGGCCTTGAAGAGTTCCTGTTGAAATTCGTAGTGCTTGCGGATGAGGGCCTTCTCGTGTTCGGTCATCGTCGTCGTCCTCGTCCTCCCCGGCTACTGCGGCAGGCGCGACAGGTTCCACAACAGCCAGAAGATGCCGATGGTCAAGCCGGTCTGGATGACGAGCGTGCTCTTGATGACGGCGAGGTCGCGCTTCATGCTCGCCAGGTCGTCGAGCGAGGCGGCTTCCCTGGCTTCGGCCTCAGTCGCGGTGGGGACCCGTTTGAGCAGGTCGTAGAGCGCCATGTTCATCGTCTTGATCGGCATCGTCGTCGTCCTCCGCGTCGTCGTCCCCCGCTAGCCTACCACCACCGCCCGCCCTCCCGCTTAGGGGGATCTTGACGACCCCCCGATCTGCCCCGACGCTTCCAGACCATGCCGCTCACCGACTCCGGCTCCAAGGTCCTCCGCTCGATGACCTCGCAGTACGGCGCGGAGAAGGGCAAGCGCGTCTTCTACGCCACGGCGAATAAGAAACCAGGACTTGGGAAGAAGTGGCACGCCAAACGGGCAATGAGCAGCGGCCGGCGTTAACGGTTGAACTACCGCGCACGGTATCGCGCGGCGTAAGCAGCTCCTCGGCGGTGACCCGACGGTCGCCAGGGTTCGGGCCATGGCAGCGTTCGGCGGCAAGCAGGCGCCGCCCTTCGGGAAGAAGGGCGCAGGCGCACGCAAATCCAGCAAGGGTCGGAAGCCGACCAAGGACGAACGAGGCGGCTCGCCCGCCAGTAAGGCCTTGCGCCAGCCCCGTTCGATGCGGGGCGGAGGGCGCTACTGATGTGGCCCCCGGCCGGCACCGGCTTCCCGGGCATGGGCCCGTCCTCTGGCGCCAGCGCGCTCGACATGCCGCCGCCGTCTCCCACGCCGATGGGCGGCAGCCCGCTCGACCCGCTCAGCCCGCGCGGCCTCGTCCCGCCCGGCCCGGTCCCGTCGCAGCAGATGCCGCCCGAGATCCTCACCGGTATCACGCAGTCGGCGCAGGCGATCTCCGACACCTTCGACGCCTGGAGCCAGGTGACGCCCAACCGCGCCGCCCAGCTCGCGCTCATCAAGGACATGCTCCAGCAATACCTCGCCGACGTGATGGCTGACGGCGCTGGACCGACGACTCCGACTGCCAGTGGTCCGGCGTTCCCTGGCGGCGGCATCGACCGCGGCATGGCAGGTGCCGGGGCGATCTAACTGAAACACGCCACTTACCGACGACCGTGCTGAGAGGTGTCCCGGCTGCCCTTGCCCGCTCCCGCGGAGGGGTCCGCCTGGCCGCTTGCCTCGTGCGGAAGGAGTAGGTCGATGGGTGCATTCGAGTCCGGTCAATCGTTCCTCGCTGGCGTGCTCGCCAAGCTCCCGCCGGAGCTGCGCGCACAGGCGGAGACGGTCTTCAGCGGAGACCTCGCGAAGGAGGCCGTCACCCTCGCCGGGGATGGCGTGCTGGCCCGCAGCGACTACAGCCGCAACATGGATCTGCTGCGCGAGAAAGAACGCGAGCTGACGCAGTACTACGAGCGCCTCAATGGTTGGTACTCCGACAACCGCACCGCGCTCGATCGCGCGCGCGAGCTGGAGACCGCCGCCGGTAACGGGAATGGTAACGGGAATCCGAATCCCAATCCCGCGCCTGCGCCCGGCCCGGCCCCCGCGCCCGCGCCGACTGGTGTCCTCTCGGCCGCCGACATCCGCCGCATCGCGGACGAAGCGGTCAACGACGCCGGCCGCGACTACATCGCCGTCACCGCCTTCCTCGCCACGCAGGGCGCCCGGCACTCGCACCTGTTCGGTGAGCCACTCGACATGACCGAGCTGGTCGCCAATCCCAAGCTCGGCAAACCCGTCTACGGCGACCCGTCGCGAGTGTTCTCGCTGCAGGACGCCTACATCGAGAAGTACGGGGAGCGGCTCACGGCCAAGCACAAGGAGATCGAAGACAAACGGTTCAACGACGAGGTCGATCGTCGCCTGCAGGAACGGCTGAAAGCCACCACCTCCACGCATCCGTTCCCGCTGCGCGCCGAGTCCTCGCCCCTCGATGTGCTCTCGACCAAGGAAGGTCCCGCCGCCCACACGCTCGATTCGGCCGTCGCCGAGTACGAGCGCCTGCAGGCCGCGCGCGGGGTCGCCTAGCCCGGGTCTGGTGAGCCGCCACAGGAGGTCTCGTGGCCATACAGCTCGACGACGTCAACACCACCGTCACGAAGGAAATCGAACCCGGTGTCGTTGACGGCTACTTCAAGGCCGGTCCCTTCATCGCGATGGCGAAGTCGCGCTTCAATCGCAAGTGGATCGGCCCGCAGATTCAAGAAAATTTCATGTACAAGCCGATGAAGGGCGGCGCCTACAAGAAGGGCGCCAGCTTCGACATCACGCGGCGGCAGACCCGCACGGGCCTGCTCTTCGGGCCGCGCTACTACCAGGTCGGCGTGACCGAGTTCCTCGAAGACATCGAAGTCGAGATGGCCGGTCCGCGCGCCGCCTTCAGCGTCATCCGCACCGACATGGCGCAGGCCTCGCTCACCATGTCCGCGATCCTGGAGATCGCCGCCTTCCATCACGGCCAGGCGATCCCGGGTGACGATCGCTCCGCGGAGATCAACGGGCTCGAAGAGGCCTACGGCAGCGCCGCGACCGCCTCCTGGGCGGGGAACCTCTTCCCCTCCTACGGCGGCCAGACGCGCGCCGACGTCAGCCCCGCGCTCGACGCGCCCACGGGCCTCATCCCGGCCAACCTCAACGGCCAGCCGATCTCCTACCGCGTGCTGCGCCATTCGTACTTCAGCTGCATCATCGGCAACGAAGCGCCCACCATCGGCATCACCACGAACCGCTGCATGGGCTTCATCGCTGAGAACTTCCTGCCCCACCAGATCATCGACACGACCCAGCCCGAGATCAACTGGCCGGGCATGAAGTTCGACAAGGCGACGATCACGATGTCGCAGTACTGCCCGGGGGCCGACGGCGTCAACGACGAGGACCTCGGCAACTACTACGCGCCCTACGAGACCTTCTGGTGGCTGAACTTCGGCCCGCCTGGAGACGACGCCTACATCCGCCTCTACATCGCGCAGTCGCGGAAGTTCGCCTTCGGCTTCACCGGCTTCAAGGGCGCGCGCCAGGACAACCAGGTCGCCGGCCAGATCCTCTTCGGCGGCAATCTCACCGTGAAGGCGCTGCGGCTGTCGCGCGTGATCCACGGCATCGGCAGCTAAGTCGAGGCTCGTTGCAGCTTCAAGGAGATTCGTCATGCCCAGCGTCCTCGAACAGAATGCCGTCTACATCCAGAGCGGCAACCCGTACACGGAAGACGCCCCGGTCGACAACTACCCCGGGACCCTCGGGGCGCGCTTCACGATGATGCATCCGGTCAGCCGCGCCAGCGGCGCCCCGGCCCCGCGCGCCAAGCGCTTCCAGCGCGTCATCGTCGACGCCGCCGCCGCCGCCGCGCCCAAGGTCGGGCAGCCGGTCTACTGGTCCGACCGCGCGGCCTACAAGGTCACGACCGCCGGGGGCACCACGCTCAACCAGCTCGCCGGGGTGATCAACAATGCGGCCACGCGCGGCAACGTCACCATCATCCAGACCGGTGGGCCGTGCATGGTGCGCGCCTCGGACGCGAACGTCGCCGCCGCGGTGGCCGGAGCCGACACCCTCGTCGGCGGGGCGGCCGACCTGGCGGTCCTCGTCGCGGCCGGCACCGCGCCGGGCACTCTCCCGCTCGGCGTCGTCTCGACGCCGAAGCTCACCGACACCACGGGCGGCACGGGCAACCACAAGATCCAGGTCGACCTCAACATCGACCCGGCGCTCTAGCGGAGGAGGGCACCCATGCCGATCGATCGCACTATCGGGAACTACTTCGACAGCTCGTCGAGCTTCCTGCGGCGCGTCGCCAAGTGGAGCGGCCCGGCGAGCTACAGCACCGGCGGCGAGGCGGTCGATGCCTCGACCTTCGGGCTGGGGAAGATCATCGCCTTCCTCACCGGCCCCGCGGTCGATGCGGCGGGCGCCGTCCGCACGCTGGTCTACAACCCGACCACCGGCAAGATCGTCTGGTATGTCTACGACGGGACCAACGGCATCACCGAGGTCACCGCGTTGACCAACCTCTCGACCTTCAGTGCGCCCTTCGAGGTGATCGGCCAGTAGCCCTGGCCGACCCCGCCCCATGCCGGCGATGACCTACGGCGACGTCTGGCGGACGGTGCGGCTCTACTGCCCGTCCGCCCCGACCTTCCTCGCGCGCGAGTGGGTCAACGTCGCCTGGAAGCAGCTCCTCGCCGCGCGCCGCTGGGGCTTCATGCGCGGCGACCTCACGGTCACGCCGCTCCCCGGCGACACGCACCTCACCGTCCCCGCCGACTTCGCCAGCTTCAAGGTGGTGGTCGACGAGTCGCGCCAGGTGCGCATCTCGACCACGCACAGCCTCGACGAGCTGGGCTGCACCGACCCGGCGCTCACCGCCGCCGGCCCGGTCACCGCGCTCATCGCCACGACGCCCTCGACCGACCCGGCCACCCTCGGCCGCGCGCGCTATCTCTACTACCCGACCGGCTCGGTCTCCACCCTGCGCGCGATCTACCACCGCCAGGGCGGGCGCCTCGCCGATGGCGACGTCTTCCCGGGTGTCCTCGCCGACGGCGGCGAGGTCCTCACGGCCGGCGCGCTCGCCCAGGCGGCCCTCTGGCCCGGCACCGGCGAACGCCCGAATCCGTACTTCAACGCGACGCTCGCGCAGTCGAAGGCCGCCGAGTTCGCGCACGGCATCCAGATGCTCAGCCTGCGCGACGACGAGCAATACCCCGACGACCTGTGGGACAGCTGGGACGTCTGCGACTGCGGCCTCGGCGGCGGCGACCCGCGCACGACCGACGCCTCCGTGCTGACCTTCTACTAGGAGTACCAAGGAGTTATCCGATGGCAGACATCAAGACCTTCTGGCCCGACCCCGGGATGCCGACCTCGACCGACCTCGGCGGCGACGGCGTCACCAGCTCCGGCACCGACCCGCAGGTCGACCTCGCCGACGGCAAGCCGCAGGCCTGCGATCCCCTCTGGCCGAACTTCCCCGTCCCGTACTTCGGTGGGCAGGAAGACGCCAACTCGGTCAGCGGGCTGCCCGCGCAGCCGAACCGCTTCGAGCCGACCGAGCAGCCGCCCGGGCCGCCCTCGCTGCAGGACCGCCGGCCGGGCACGATCGACCAGCAGTAGGAGGCGAGCCGGCGTGCCGAGTGCCTACGCGCACCGCGTGTTCGTCGACGGCGCCGTCGCCTATTGGCGGCTCGGGGAGATCTCCGGCACGACGGCGCGCGAGGAGATCGGGAGCTTCCACGGCACCATCAGTGGTGCGGTGACGCCGAATCAGCCGGGCGCGCTCTCGGACGGCAACCGGGCGATGACTTTCAATCCAGCGGGCGCGGCCGATGGCTACATCACGGTGCCCGTGGGCAGTTACAGTGCCGTCGGCACGGGACCGGCCACCCTGGAGGCCTGGATTCGCGTGCGGTCGATTGCCCCGTCGGTCTACCTCGCGACCGCGCACCTGAATGCCACAGGTCTGATCGCCTATGTGTCCACCCCGTCCAATCTCCGCGTTCGGTGCTACGGACCCGCCAGCATCGTGGCGGAACCGAACGTCTCGGTGCCCGCCCTCCTCGACGGCAACTGGCACCATGTCGTGCATGTGCTCCGGCGCGGCAGTCCGAACGACACGATCGAAACGTGGGTCGATGGCACGCTGATGAACTCGCTGACCTTCGCGACGGGCGTCAACTTCACGTCAGTCAACCCGACGTTCATCGGGGCGAGTCTGGCCGCCAATGAGTTTCTGGGTGACATCGACGAGTGCGCCCTCTACAAGACCGCCCTGACCCCCGCGCAGATCGCCAACCACTACGCGGCCGCATCCCAGTCTGGAGGCGTCATGCCGATTCGCTCGTTTCAGCTCGTCCTCTCCGGCACGCCGAAGCGGCTCTCCGACGTCTACGGCCTCGGCGGCGAGATGGCCAACATCCCCTACCGCCAGCTCACCTTCCAGGTCGAAGGCGCCGACGCCTATCTCGGGGACTCGACCGCCGTCTCCACGACCAACTACGGCGTGAAGTTCCCCGCCGCCGGCAGCGCCGACCCGCTCGGCCGCCTCGGCCCCTACGAGGCCGGCCCGCTCAAGCTCTCCGACTTCTACGCCGTCGGGGCGGGCGCCACGCTGCACATCCTCGGCGTGCCCTTCTGAGTCGGCGAGGCGAGGCGGCAGATGCTCCTCTTCATGGACGGCGTCGGGCACTACGACTCCTCAGGCATCGGGGCGAAGTACTCGACCGTGGACGTGGCGAACTGCACCTGGACCGTCACGACCGAGGGGCGCTTCGGCAACTGCCTCAAGCGCGCTGCGACAGGCTCCTCCACCGCCTTCGTCGGCCATCTCGTCGTCGCGCCGCTGACCACGCGGCTCGCCCCGTGGTCCCCGCCCACCGGTGGCGTCTGCGGCTTCGCCATCAGGGTCGACAATCTCGCCCGCACCAACTATGCCCTCACCGCGGGGTACGACAACACCGACTTCTTCAGCGTGCGCGAAGGCGCGGGCTTCCACGTCAGCGCCGCGCTGAACAAAGACGGCACCTTCACGCTGATTCGCAACGAGACCGGTGTGGGGGGCAGCCTCGTCGTCCTCGCGCAGAGCAGCGAGGGCCTCACCAGCAACGCCTGGGCCTACGTCGAGTTCCGCTGGACGATCGACATCGCCGCGGGCACCTTCGACATCCGCGTCAACGGCGTCCCCGTCCTCACCTACACCGGGCGCACACGCTCGAACAATGTCCTCCATAGCAACCTCGGCGTGTGGAACGCCGTGCATCTGCTCGGCGCCGCCTCGGAGCCCTCGCCCTTCGCCGTCATGCGCATGTGCGATCTCTATCTCGCCGACCTCGCCTCGGCCGACCCCGACGACGTCAGCGACTTCCTCGGCGACGGCGTGATCCAGACCATCCTCCCGAACGGCGCGGGCGCCAGCTCCCTCTGGAGCCCGTCCTCGGGCGCCAACTGGGAGTGCGTCGACGATCGCCCCGCGCCCGACGGCGACGGCACGACCATCTCGGCCACCGCCACCGCCACTAAGGACACCTACCCCTTCGAGGACATCCCACCGGTCTCCGTCGTCAAGGGCATTCACGTCAACATCCTGGCGCGCAAGGAAGAAGAAGGCAGTGCCGTCCTCGCCCCCGTCGTGCGCCAGTCCGGCACCGACTACCTCGGCACGCCACAGGGGGTCGCCGGCATCACCTACGATCGCTACCTCACGCAGGCCTGGGACCTCAACCCGGCGACCAACGAGAAGTTCACCGCCGCCGAGGTCAACGGCGGCGAGTTCGGCGTCGTCAAAACCTTCTAGCGGGGCGCGCGTGCGGTGAAGAGCATCGTCACGCAGCTCGCCGCCGAAGCCTTCACCGCCGCCCCCGCGGCGACCCGCACGACCCAGCTCGCCACCGAGATCTTCCAGTCCCGTCCTACGGCCGCGCGCGCCACCCAGCTCGCCGTCGAGGTCTTCGTCCCGCGCCCGGTCCTGGCGCGCGCGACGCACGCGCTCGTGGAGGTCTACCAGGCGCGGGCGGCCTCCCTCGCCGCCACCTCCATCGCCGTCGAGGTCTTCGTCCCCGCGAGCGATCTGATCGGGGGGCTGCTGCCGCCGACCGTCTGCGACGGCGCGCTGCCGATCGACGCCGAGCCGCCAGGGGGGTCTTGCCCGCCCGCCTTCTTCGACCCAGACTCCGACGAGAACTGGAGCTAGGAGCCAGGAGCCAGGAGGTCTCGCCGTGGCGCTGCTCTTCCTCGATAGCTTCGACCACTACACCACCGCGCAGCTCACCGACAAGTGGACCAGCGGGAGCGGCACCATCACGGCCGGTCGCCACGGCAACGGGATCAACAGCCCGGACTGCAACGTCTCCACGTTCACCCCCGCGAGCGGGCGCGTGCTGTTGGGCGTGGCGTTCAACCCGAATAACACCTTCGAGCAGCTCTTTCGGATCGGGGCGCTCAACGGGCCGGAACTCTTCACGCTCCGCACGCGCAACGACGGCGGCCTCGAATTCGGCGCGGCCAGTGGCAGCGCGTTCTCGCCGGGAGCGGGCCTCATCTTCCTCACCCAGTGGCACTACATCGAGCTGGACGTCACCTTCGTCGTGACCTTCAGCACGCCCTACTACACCGTCACCGCCTCTGCGGTGAAGGCCTACGTGGACGGCGCGCTCTCGCTCGACGATGCCAGCGGGCTGCACACGGGAGTGCTGGAAGCGATCCCGACCTACGGCTGGAACAGCGTCGGCCTGGGCTCCAACTTCACCTCCAGCACGTTTGACGACTTCTACCTGTGCGACGGCAGCGGCCCGGCGCCGTGGAACGCCCCGCTCGGCGACGTCCGCATCTCCGTCATCCGGCCCAACGGTGTGGGCGCCGCGACCGCCTGGACGCCGATCGGCGCGGCCACCAACTACGGCGCCTGCGCCGACCTCACGCCCGACGACGACACCACCAAGGTCACTGCCGCGACCGCCGGCCTCTCCGACCTCTACCAGATGGAAGACCTCAACACCGACAACACGATCATCGGCGCGCAGCTGCTCGTCGCCTCCCGGCGCACCGAGGAAGGCTTTGCGAACCTGGCGCCGCTCCTCCGCCACGCGGGGGTGACCACGGCCCTGCCGGCGCGCGCGATCTCGCCGACCTACTTCTACCGCAACCGCGACTGCTTCGTGACGATGCCGAACGGCGACCCGCTCACCGACGCCAACGTCAACGCGCTGCAGGCTGGCGTGCGCAGGACCTCCTAGGATCGGCACGAGTGGCGTTCGCGCGTGTCCAGGCGGCGCCCAAGGTGACCGGGGGGTCGGCGACCTCGATTCCCATCACCTTCTCGACGCCGCCCACGGTCGGCAACGGCATCATCGTCCCGGTCGTCACCTGGGGCGGCAATCTGACCGGCACGACCTGCGCCGACAATCGCGGCAACAGCTACAACGTCGCCGTCGCCTTCAAGCACACCGGCTCCGCCCCCGGCGTCGTCATCGCCTACTGCCCGAAGCTCGTCGCGACCGGCGGCCCGTTCACGATCACCGTCACCGTGGCGGCGGGTATCTACTGGGTCGGGACGGCTATCGAGGTCAGCGGCGTCGGGTCGGGGCTCAACGTCGATCGCACCGTCACGCGCCAGGACAACAGCGGTACGACGTTCCTCACCGACTCCACCGCCGCGCTCTTCAACGATGAGGTCTTCGCGTGCGCCGTCGTCTCCCTCGGCAGCGGGCAGGGCTCGCTCACCGTCGAGGGCGTCTCCCCGGCGTGGACGCAGGAAGTCGAAGACCTTTCCTTCACCTGGAGCGTCGGCGAGGTCGACACACGCGTCCTCACCGGCGTCGTCGGCACGCCGCAGAGCTGCAGCTGGGCGGGCACGACGGGCACGACCTCGGCGACGGCGCTCGCCTGCTTCTCGGCGGGCGTCGTCGTCGCTGCCGAGGTCGCTGTCACGCAGGTCCCGCTCGAAGTCGCCGCTCGCCTCCCGACCGACCTCGCCGTCACGCAGCTCCTCGTCGAGGCCGCCTGGCAGACCCGCGTCCTCCCCGCCACCCTCGACGCCACGCAGCTCCTCATCGAGATCCTCCACTACGACCTCGGCGAGCCGCCGACCCCGCCGCGTCCGCCGCGGACCTCCGCCTGTCCGAAGACCCTGCCGCTCGACCGCGAGCGATAGCCGCAGCGCCTTAGGGGGGTCTTGCCGCCCGCCCCACCGCCTCACATCCTTCCTCCGAGGTGCCCTACTCGACCACCACGCTCGCCGACCTCCAGGCGCACATGGCGCAGCGCTGGGACCAGGTGGTCTTCTGGACGCCGCTCGAAGCGCGCCTGGCGCTCAACGAGGCGCTGCGCGACTGGAACCTCCTGACCGGCCGCTGGCGTACGCGCGTCGCGCTCGACGTCCTCGGCCCCGACCCGGAGATCGCGCTCCCCAGCCTCCTCAGCTACTCGATGCGCGTCACCACCGTCGCCGGCAGCCCGCTCATCCCGACCTCGCTCTCCGAACTCGATCTCGGGCGCCCCTCCTGGCGCCTGGAGACCATCACCTCCGGCGGCGACGTCCCGACCGTCCCGACGCTCTGGGCGCCGGTGTCCCTGACCCGCATCGCCATCTGGCCGACCTACCCGGTCCTCAACGCCCTGGCGCTCCGCGCCGACGGCGTCCTCCGCACGCCGGTCCTCCTCGCCGGCAGCGACCTGGTCGACCTCGGCGAAGAGATCATCGACGTCATCGTCGACATGGCGCTGCACGTCGCCGCCTTCAAGGAGGGCGGCACGCGCTGGCGCGCCACCCGGCCTTACTACGAAGCGTTCCTGCAGGCGGCCGCCGAGGAGAACAGCCTCCTGAAGCAGCACCAGGCCTACCGCCGCTGGGCCGGCCTCGACCGCCGCCGCGACCTCCAGCCCTCGACCGGCGCGCCGACCCAGCTCACTGGTCTGGCGACGCAGTTCTCCTCCCACGACACCGGCGCGGAGGAGTAGCCAGCGATGCTCGACCGCGACCTCCTCGGCGAACTGCAGCTCGTGCTCATCGAGCCCTACGACGGTGGCGACACCTGGCCCTCGCTCATCTGGACGCGCGAGGAAGTCGTCGACGCGGTCAACGCCGGCATCCGCGCGCTCGTCCGCGCCGTCCACCTCGACGTCGCCCGCACCGAGCTGCCCGTCGCGGCGCTCGCCACTTCGGTTGCACTTCCAACTGATTGGCTGGCCTCGGCCGCGCTCGTCTGGCGCGACGCGGCGACCGCCGTCCGCACGCCGCTCGGCCCGGTCGACAGCTTCGAGGGCGACCTCGCGCTCCCCGGCTGGGAGAGCACGCCCGGCCTGCCGCTCGGCTACGCCGACCTCGACGCGGCGACCCTGACCCTGCGCCTGGTCCCGACGCCCGCGGCCGCCGGCCTCCTCGAACTGCTCTACATCCGCGTGCCGCCGCTCGCGACCGGCGTCGCCCCCGGCGCCGACCTCCCCGTCGCCGAGGAGTTCGTCTCCGCGGTGAAGTACTCCGCGCTCGGGGCGCTCCTGCGCAAGGTCGGCCGCCTGCTCGATCCCGAGCGCGCCGCCTACTGCGAGCGCCGCACCGAACTCGCCGACGCGGCTGCCGCGATCCTCCTCGGAGGCTGGGCCTGATGCGCTACCACTGCCACTTCTGTGGAAAGTCGGTTACGTCCGAGCTGCCGGACGACACCGTCATCCGCGCGATCCTCGTCTGCCCCGAGTGCATCGAGGACAAGCGAATCGTCATCCCGGAGCCGGCTGAACTGCCGACGCTGGACGAGCTGTTCTGATGGCCGAACAGATCTCCCGTCGATCGAACCCCGTCACCAGCGCCGGCTTCGAGCAGCCCTTCGAGACCCAGCCGGTGCGCTTCGGCAGCGGCACGCTCAACCTCAAAGACAGCCTCGATGCGATGGAGGGGTGGACGCGCCTCACCAACGTCTGGCACGAGAACGAAGGCGAGGCGACCGCCCGCCCGGGCCAGGACTCCATCGCCAGCCACGCCGGCTCCGGCCCCGTCTCCGCCGTCCGCAAGCTGCGCGACCCGGACTCCTCGACCTACACGCGCTTCTGGGGCGTCGGCGACACGCTGCAGCGCGGCGGCGAGGGCGCGACCACCGTGGTCGCTTCCGGCTTGAGCGGCCAGCCGCTCGCGCTGGTCCCGCACCGCCCGACCCTCAGCGGCGAGCCGTGGATGTTTGTCGGCGACAAGTCGAAGATGCTCAAGGTGCGCGCCGACGGGCTCGCCCTCCCCATCGGCCTGCCGATCCCGACCGCCCCGCCGACCCTCGCGCTCGCGCCCGAGTACCGCACCGCGATGGCGCAGTTCGAGTCGGCCGACGGCTCGCAGGCCTCGGCCTGGACCGGCACCGCCGGCACCAACCGCAAGGGCTACGCGTCCGGCATCCCGATCACCGTCGACGACACGACCGGCTACCAGGACGGCGCGGGCGCCGTGCGCTTCCGCACCACCGACAGCCCCCTGATGGAGACCGGCCTCACCTACGACAGCTGGTGGGGCATGGCGCGCTCGCTCAACCTCAACACCCTCACCCAGGTCGGCGGCTCGGCCACCACGCCTGGCTCTGACGACGACCACATCCACCTCTGGCTGCTCGTCAGCCACCCGCACACGATCGAAGAGGTCCGCCTCTACTTCGTCGTCAGCGACGACTTCAACCCGACCGTCCTCCCCGGCACCTCGTACATGGACTCGGTCACCGGCGCGGCCAACACCAACGCCTACGTCAAGAGCTTCCGCAAGTCCGACTGGACGGCCTACCAGCAGGGGCGCGCCGACCAGATCGAGGCAGCCGAGGCCGACCGCGTCCACCGGATGCGCACCGTGCCCGGCTACCGCTACGCCCCCGATTACCAGGATCTGCGCGACGTCGCCTACAGCATCTGGAAGTCGCGCCTCGATGCGGTCGATGCCAGCCGCACCGCCTCGCTCGAACTGCGCGGCGGCGCGCACCAGTGGCAGGAGTTCGGGTCGATCGGCGTGCCGCTGCGGCGCGGTGACTTCCAGCGCCTCGGCGAATCGCTCGACCGCGGCTGGGGCACCATCACCGGGATCATCGTCTACGTGCGCGTCACCCCGACGCTCGCTGACCGCGTCCTGGAGATCGGCCTCGACGGCCTGTGGCTGACCGGCGGCTCCGGCCCCGACTCCACCGAGCCGGGCAACCAGCCCTACGACTACCGCGTCACCAACTACGACCCGCGCACCGGCGCCGAGTCCAACGGCAACAAAGTCCCCGACCCGCTCGTCACCATCGACAGCGTCCGCCGCGGGATCGTCGTCGACCCGCCGGCCTACGGCGACGCCGCCGTGCGCCAACGCTTCTACCGGCGCGGCGGCTCGGTCAACGAGGACTGGTTCTTCGTCGGCCAGAACGACTCCGACGGCGGCGCGTTCACCGACTCCGCCGAGGACGTCGAGGCGGCGACCGCCGGGGTCATCCCGACCGACCACTACCAGCCCGTCCCGACCCTCGACCCCGACACCGGCGAGGAGATCCTCGCCCAGCCGCTCCCGGCGCTCTGGGGCCCGCTCGAAGGGATGCTCCTCGGCTGCGGCGATCCGAACCGCCCCGGGCATCTCTACTACTGTCTCGCCGGGCAGCCCGATCACTGGTCCGCCACTGGCAACGTCGAAGTGTGCGCGCCCTCCGAGGAGCTGATGAACGGCGGCCTTATCGGCCACCAGGGCTTCGTCTTCAGCCGCGCGCGCCTCTACCTCACCTATCCGAATCTCTCCGGTGGCCAGGGCGTCACCGCCACGCCCTCGCTCTGCACGCGCGGCCTCCTGGGCCGCTGGAGCTTCTGCTGCGGCCCAGGCGGCATCGTCTACTTCGTCGCCGAGGACGGCGTCTTCGCGACCAGTGGCGGCCCCGAGGAGTGGCTCTCTGAGGTCATCAACCCGCTCTTCTACGGCACCGCCGTCAACGGCTACCAGCCGATCGACAAGGCCGAGACGCACCTGATCCGCCTCACCGTCTGGGAGAACGATCTCTTCTTCCTCTACCCGGACACCGCGGGCGACATGCAGGTGCTGGTCTACTCGATCCTGCAGCGCCACTGGCGCCACTACCACTTCGCCAAGGAGCCCTCGGTCGTCCAGGGCGAGGACGAAGACATCCTCATCCTCGGCGGCCGCTCGACCTCCACGAGCTACACGCACGAAGGCCGCTCGGACGACGGCGAGGCGATCGCCTGCGTCATGCGCACCGGCTCGGTCAGTGGCGGCCGGCGCGAGGAGAAGCTCTTCGGCGACGTCTTCCTCGACGCCGACACCGACGACATCGACCTCACGCTGCAGATCTTCCTGAACGAGGAGACGCACGCCAACGTCGAGGAGCTGATCGCCGCCGACCTCGGACGCCGCCGCTTCCTCATCCACGCCTTCGGCACCAACCCGCAGAAGGCGCACTCCATCGCCTTCGAGATGCGCTGGTCTTCCGCCGAGCGCGCGCCGATCCTCTACCAGGCCGGCATCGCCGTCACGCTGCAGCCCGACCTCACCAACACGCGCGTCACCAACTGGGACGACCTCGGGTCGCCGGACGAGGTCTGGCTGACCGGTGTCACGCTCGACTGCGACACCGGCGGGGCGGCCAAGACGATCCTCATCGAGCGCGACTTCGACGGCAGCCGCTCAACCGTGGCGACCTTCGACGTCACCGCGTCGAACCGGCACAAGTTCAAGTTCTCCTGGCCGGCGGTGCCCGCCAACCAGGTGCGCATCCGCCCGGACCCCAGCGACTGCGCGCCGTGGCTGCTCTACCGCGCCGACTGGATCTACGTTCAGGAGCCGCCGCGCATCGCCAAGTGGGACATCCACTTCGAGAACCGCTGGGACCAGTACTACACGGGCCTCGATCTCTACTGCGACACGCGCGGCCAGGAGAAGCGCATCGAGGTCTGGGTCGACGAGACGCGCCTCACGCATCCGCACACCGGCGAGCCGTTCTGGCGCGTCACCGCCGCCGGCCGGCGCACGGTCCACCTCACGCTCCCCTGGGGACGCGGCCACGTCTTCCGCTTCCTCGCCATCGACGAGCACCCGGGGCTGCTCTACACGCACCGCTGGCACCTGCAGGAGGAGCCGAGCGAGCAGTCGAACTGGAACCAGAACTTCAGCATCTACAACACGCACGCCGACAAGTGGCTGAAGGCGGTCATCTTCGAGTGCGACACCTTCGACCAGCCGAAGGCCGTCCAGGTGGAAGTCGACGGTCAGGTCGTCGAGACGCTCACCGTGCGCGCCAACGGCCGCAAGGTCGTGCAGCTCGCGCTCAGCCAGCAGGCGCTCGGGCGCGTCTGGCGCCTCTTCCCGGTCGACGCCGCGCCGGGGCGCCTCTACTCCGCCGAGCCGGTCTTCGACGAAGAGCCGTTCCAGCTCAATCGCTGGGAGACCCAGGAGACCAACCACAACCTCCCCGGCTGGTTCTACCCGCTCTACGCGCACATCACGCTCAAGTCCTCGGCGACCGTGACCCTCACCACGATCATCCAGCACAACCAGGTCGGCGGCACGACGACCCACAGCTACACCATCCCCTCGACCAGTGGGCAGAAGCAGCGGCGCTTCCTGCACGGCTTCCGCGCCACCAAGGGCGTGCTGATCAAGTACCTCCTCACCAGCCCGGAGCCCTTCTGGCTGTACCGCGAGGAGACCTCGATCGCCATCCAGCCGTGGGGCGCCTACGAGGCGATCCTCGTCCGCCCGTTCGGCAACGACGACCTCGACCCATCCCGCACGATGACGCACGCGGTCCTCGCCGCCGCCGCGACCGGCGGGGCCGTCCCGACCGCCTCCCCGGGTGAGGCGCCATGAGTCCAGTCGACGAACGCACCGTCCCGCCGCTCAAGCGGCAGTATCCGCACGTCGACACGATCGAAGATTGGCGTGCCAAGCAATCGATCCGCCTGCTCTGGGACCGCGTCTTCGATCTCGAAGGGCGCCTGCAGGGGACCGAGGCCTCCGCCGACGCGCTCATCACCGCCGCCAACGAGCACGAGACGCGGATCGATCAGAACGCGCTCGCCGCGGGCGACGCGCTCGCGCGCGCGCAGACCCCGGCCGTCGCGCCAGGCGCGGGTGGCGGCGGGGGCGGGGGCGGCGGCGGGGGCGGAGGCGACGGCGGCTCGACCGACCCGCACGCCGAGACGCACGAAGAGGGCGGCGCCGATCCGATCGACGTGACCGAGCTGGAGGGCTACACCGGCTCCACCACCGACTTCCTCCGCGCCGACGGCACCTTCGCCGCCCCGCCCACGGGAGGCGGTGGCGGCCCGCACGCCGCGACGCACGAGACCGGCGGCGGCGACGTGGTGACGATCACCGATCTCGGGGGGTTCCCCGGCGGCACGAGCGACTTCCTCCGCGCCGATGGGACGTTTGCGACCCCGCCCGGCGGCGGCGGGGGCGGTGCCCCGGCGGCGCACCACACGACGCACGAGCCGGGCGGCAGCGACGCGATCGTCAACCTCTCGGCGACCGTGCTCACCAGCGGGACGCTCCCCGACGCGCGCCTCAGCGCCAACGTCCTGCAGTACAGCGGCGGCTATCCCGGCGGCACCACCACGTACCTCCGCGCCGACGGCACCTTCGGCACGCCGCCTGGCACGACCGCCCCCGGCGGCGCGACGACGCAGATCCAGTTCAACGACGCGGGTGCCTTCGGCGGCTCCGCCAACCTGATCTTCGACAAGACGACCGGGAGCGTCCACGCCCTCTCACCTGGCTACCATGCCTTCGGCCCGAGTCGTGACCAGGCGTATGCCCTCTGGCTGAACGGCGTCCATGCGCCTACAGCCGGGGCGTCCTCGCAGGCTCTCAGGCTGACGACCGAGATTCGCCCGCCAGCGGGAGCGAACGCGCGCGGCCTGGTGCTGCAGCCGACGTTTGTCAAGGCGGCGAGCGGCACGCACACCGCGGTGTCCACGCTGTATGTTGGGGAGCCGATCTTCACGGGTGCGGGTGCGGCGACGGTCACTGACGCGATTGCGCTTGAGGTAGGCGCGACGCCGACAGGCGGTGTGAACAATCTGGCCTTGCGGGTCGGAGGCACCGTCCACGTCACCACACCCAGCTACCACGCCTTCGGCCCGACCCGCACCGAGAACTACGCCTTCTACTTGAACGGCATCCACGCCCCGACGAGCGGTGGCGCACAGGGCTTCCGCGTGGAGTACGACCTGCGCCCGACCGTCAGTCTGAATGCCCACGGCTCGGTCCTCGCGGCCACGGTGACGAAGGCGGCGAGCGGCACGCACGCCACAGTGACCTCGCTCTACGTGGCGCAGCCGACGATCACCGGGGGCGCGGCCACGGTCACCGAAGCGACGACGCTGTACGTGTCCGGGGCGCCCACGGGCGCGGCGACCAACTACGGGATGCACGTCTTCGGCGCGGCCTGGTTCGAGAACGAGATCATCACCGGCGGCGTGCTCCGCCGCAACACGGCCTCCGGCTCCGACACGCTCGGCAATGCGCTGTGGGGCGGTGGGGCCACCGGGGCCGCGCGTGGCGCCGGCATCACCTGCTACGGCGTCAACGCCGCCGGCCCGCCGGGCTTCGTCGACATCGAGATGGGCAACGTCAGCACCTCGATGTTCCGCCTCTGGCGCAGCGGGGGCGTGCTGTCGTTCCAGATCCGGGGCAGTGACGGAGGCGCCGGGTTCATCAGCTCCGCCATGGACGTCCTCGGGCTGAACAGCACCCATGCCAACGGCGGCTACCTGTCCCTTCAGCGCAGCGGGGTGGTCAAGGGCTACCTCGGGATTGGCGCGGCGCTGGGCATGGGCACCGCTGATGACCTGAGTCTGCGGGCGGAGTCCATCTTGTATTTGAGAGCCGCCACAGGGACGTACATCCTGCGGAGTGACAACGTCACCGCGTTCTATGTGCGGAGCAGCGACGGCTTCGTGTCGATGGCGTCCTCGACCGCCAACATCACCTACTTCGACAGCACGGCGAGCACGGGCGGCTACGTGACCTTCCTGCGTAGCGCCGTGGCCAAAGCCTACATCGGGTCAGGTGCGGCACTCGGGGCGGGCACCAACGATGACTTGATGGTGCGGTCGGAGTACACCCTCAGTCTGCGCGGGGCGACGGCTGTCAATCTGTTGAAGAGCGACTACGCCACCGCACTTCAAGTGCGCGGCAGCGATGGCTATATCCAGATGCCGCTCGCGGTGGGTGTGAGCACAGGTGGCCCGCTCTCCCTTGGCGGTACTCTTTACGTCACGAATGGTGCCGTCGTCCTCGGTGGCAGCGGCACGAACAACTACCTGCTCACGAACACGACGGCCGGGACCGACAACGCGAACATCGGCCTTCATGCTCATACCGCTGGCTGGGTCAGTCAAGGGCGTGGCCCGTCCCTGATTATGGGCGGCAATCAGGCAGGGTCCGTTGCTGGTTCGGTGGGCTTCTGGCTGGGCACTGCCACTGGAGCCAATTTCTTCATCTACGGAGCCGCCGCATCTCCCACTTTCGACCACCGGGCGAGCGACGGCTACACGATCTTCCGGTCGAGCTATACGACGAACGCGTGGCTGTTTCACAGCACCAATGCCGAGCAAGGCTACATGCAGTTCTCCAACGCGGGGTACAACATCGGCTTCATCGGGAATGCGAAGCAGCTGGCCGCGCTCGGCGGGGCCGCAGACGGATTCTGTCTGCTGGCCCAAGATAAGCTGGTGTTCGCGTCGAACGTCAATCTCATCTACGCCCCTCCGGTCTATAACTCCACCGACACGGCGGCGGTGAACGTCACCGTCAACTCCAGCGGCCTCGTCCGTCGCTCGACCTCCTCGCGCCGCTACAAGACCGACATCGCCCCGTTCGGCGCCGCCGACCGCGCGCGGCTCTTGCAGTTGCAACCGGTGACGTTCCGGTCGGCGGTCAGCGGGCTGCCCTACATGGGCTTCGTCGCGGAGGAGGTCGCGGCGATCGAGCCCCGCCTCGCCGTCACCGGCCCGAACGGCCCGGACGAAGTCGCCTACACGCACCTGACCGCCGGCCTGCTCTCGCTGATTCAAGACCTCTACGCGCGCGTCGCCGCGCTGGAAGGGAGCCACTGAGATGCCGATGACCCTCAGTCACACGCAGCACCTCCTCGGCCGCGACCAGGTGTTCATCTCCCGCTGCAAGGTGCAGCTGCTCGACGTCGCCGATGACGTGCTGACCGAGACGAACGTGCCGCACCACCCGGCGCGCGCCAACTATGCCCGCAGCGTGGTGATGAACCCGGATGGCATCGCGGCGCAGGCGGCGCAGTACCTCGCCCGCTCGACCAACGTCACCGCCGCCGGCATCGACATGACCGACCAGGGGCCGCTCGCCAAGATCGACGACGCCGGCCTGCTCTCCCAGGTCAGTTCCTCGTGGAACATCCTGGCGGGCATCGACGAAGGGACCGGCCCCGCATGACCTCGCCCTCGCCCGCGTCGCCCACGCCGACGCAGCTCGACCCGCCCGACTACTGGCAGCTCCGCGCCCTCAGCGCCGACCTCGACCGCGAGCAGACCGCCCTCGCCCTCGTGCAGACGCGCCTGGAGGCCCTCCGCACGCGGCGCGAGGCGCTCTGGAAGACCCTCGTCGAGAAGTACGGGCTCGACCCGACCGCGCCCTACGCCGCGCGCGACGAGGACTGCTCGCTCACCCCCTCGTCGCCAGGAGGCCCGTCGTGAGTCCACCGCCCACTGTGCGCGAGCTGCCGCCCGAGGAATGGCCCCGCCTGGCGGCCTACGAGCCGTTCGCTACGGGGGGCTTGCCCTCGGCCGGGCACTGGCGCATCCTCGTCGCCGAAGTGGGTCCCGACCTCGTCGCCTTCGTCTGCTTGTTCGACGCCGTCCACCTCGAACCGCTCTGGGTGGCGCCCGAGTATCGCCTCCGCCCGAAGACCTTCGGCCACCTCCTCCAGGCGCTCTGGGCCGAGGCGCACCAGCTCCTCACCGACCTGGGCGTCGGCGCGGTGTTCGCCACGGTCGACCAGTCGAACCTGCCGCGCGGCGGGCGCTTCCTCGAACACCTGGGGTTCCACCCCGCGCCCGCGCGTCTCTACGTCGCGACCGTCCCCGACCGACAGCCGGTCCCCGAACGCGCAGCAGCAGAAGGAGCCTGAGCCATGAGTATGGTCGTCCCGTTCTTGCCGCTCATCGCCCAGGGCGCCGGCCTCGTCGCAGGCGGCATCGCCGGCCGCAAGGCGCAGCGCGACGCCGAGAAGCGCAGCCTCGAAGAGCAGCAGGCGCTCGCCGCCGCGCGCGGCATCGGCGGCACCCTCGGCAGCTACGGCGGCCAGTTCCTCCAGACCGGCCAGCAGGCCCTGGCCGGCCCGCAGCGCTACTACGAGACGCTCCTGCACGGCAACCGCGCGGCGATGACCCAGGCGGTCGCGCCCGAGGTCGCGCAGATCACCGCCGCCAGTCGCGGCAGCGAACGCAACCTCGATCGCACCGGCGTGCGCGGCGCGGCGCGCGAGCAGGCGAATGTCGAAGCGGCGCGTCAGCAGCAGGCGGCGGTCGCCGCGTTGATGGGCGCCGTGCGTCCGCGCGCGGCCGAAGCGCTGGCCGGCATCGGTGAGAGCATGATCGGCCAGGGCGCCTACGCCAGCGCGCAGGCCGGCAACCTGCAGTCCTCACTCCTGAGCGAGGGCTTCGCGAACCGGCAGTACGCGCGCGACGAGGGGCGACGCACCAGCGAAGCGATCGGCCGCTTCGTCCGCGAGATCATCCCGAACATTCCGAAGCGGCAGCCGCGCCCGCCGGGACCCTACACCGTGATGGACGAGAACACCGGGCTGCCGCGTCGCACCGACATCTCGGGGCCGCCGGTGACCCCGCCGCCAACCGGCTACGGGCCGCCGGTGACGCCGCCTCCGACGGCGCGCGCGCAGCCGTACGCCTACGCGACCGCGGGGCAGCAGGCGGCAGTCTCGCCCCGCCCCTATCGGAGCCTCTTCGGCACGCCCCCGCTGCCCCAGGCGCCAGGTGCGCGACCGAACGTCTCGACCTACACGAGCTTCCTGCCCACCAACCAGCAGCGGCTGCCGATAAGCCCGCTCTATCCGGGTCCCTACTGACGGTCTGCGATCATGGCCTGGCTCGAAGGCTTGCTCACCGGCTGGTCCGACGCCAGCCGCGACATCCGCCAGGAGGAGTTCCGCCGCGCGGAGCTGCAGAACCAGCGCGAGGAGAAGCTCTACTACACGCTGCTCAACTCGCCCGACCCGGAGATCCAGGCGCTCGCGGCGACCGGCCTCCTGCAGTCCTCGCAGCTGCCGAAGTGGAAGGGGAGCCTCGGGCGCATCCTGGCGGAGACCGAGCAGAACCCGGCCTACGCGCAGATCCTCGCCTCACTCCAACGCCCGCGCACCGTCACCGAGCGCACCTACACGAAGGTCCCGGGCCTGCCGTCGCGCCAGGGCTTCGGCGCCACGCCGACGCCGACGCTGCCGGCGCCGAACAACCCGGCCGGCATGATCGACACGCCGCCCGACCAGACCGGCTCGGCCGCCTTGCCCGCGAACTCGCCGACCGAAGTCGGGGCGCCGCCGCCGACGCCGGTCGAGCCGATGCCGCTGGCCTCGCCGGGTCTCTCGCCGTTCAGGATGCCGCCGCCGCGCCCGCCGTTCTACCCAGCCACAGGGCAGGTCGCAACCGAGGCGCCGATCAGTCGCAGCGCACTCTTCGCGCCGTCGGAGACCGAGCCCGGGCTTGCGCCGCAGCCGACCTTCCGCAGCAGCGAGACCGCCTTCGAGCCGGAGCCGGCGCCCGAGCCGGTCGCGCCCCCGGCGCCGCCGCCACCGCCGCCCTTCGCCTTCCGAGATGTTGCAGCTCCAACCGTCGGCCGGGTCGACGTCGGCGAGCGCACCGTCTCGCGCCTCCCGCGCGCGTTCCCGACGGCCGAGGACCTCGCCGCGTCGCAGACACGCGGGCGCGGCCTCGGCGAGTACGAGTACCTGGTCGAGATGTACCGCCGCGTGGGCGATCCCGACCCGGAGGCCGCCGCAGCCAAGCTGCTGGAGAGTAAGATCGACAGCGACGCCGGGATCCTGCGCGGCAACGTCATCCCCGATCCCGACAATCCCGGCGCGTACCTGCAGCAGATCCTCAGTCGCTCGACGGGACAGGTCCTCCGCACGATCCCGGCTGCGGCCCCAGGGGCGCCCGGGGCGGCCGCGCCGCAGCTGCGCGACCTGATCGCCGCGCGCCGCTACGGCCAGCCCAACGAAGACCCGCGCGTCATCCTGCGCTCCGGCCGTCTCACGCCGAAACAGCTCGACCTCGTCTTCGAGGAGGAGCGGCAGGAACTCGCCCTGCGTGCGCTGGAGCGGGCGAAGGCGGTGTCCGGGGTGGGGCTCAGCACCTACCAGAAGTTCCAGGCGACCGAGGCGATGAGCGGCCGCTGGACTGCGCTGAACCGCCCGGTGCGCGACATGGAGCGTGCCTACGGCGAGATGACCGTCGGGCTCGATCGCTTCACCTCGGATCCGATCGGGGCCTCACAGGCGATCCTGGTCACCTTCCAGAAGATCCTCGACCCGACCTCGGTGGTGCGCGAGGGCGAGTACGATCGCTCGCCCGCGGGCCTCTCCATCCTCGCCCGCATCCAGGGGATGTACCAGCGCTACATCGGGCAGTGGGACCCGGTGGCGCAGCGCTGGACTGGTGGCGGCGCTGGCGTCCCGATCGCCGAGCTGAAAGAGATGACCGAGACGGCGCGCCAGTTCCTGGCCGGGCTCAAGGACTTCAACGAGAACGAGCGGCAGCGGCTCATCGGGCGCGCCGCCGCGCTGGACGTCGCTCCGGCTGACATTCTCGGCCCGAACCTCGGGGTGATCACCGTCCCGCCGCCCTACGGCCAGATCGTCGCGACGCCACCACCGCCGCCAGTGACTCCGCCTCCTGGCGGTGGTGGAGCCGGGCGTGCTGGAGCCGGGGGTGGTGGAGCCGGGGGTGGTGGAGGCGTCACGCTCGACACGCCGATCGTCGTCAACCCGGACGGCACCTACACCGTCAGACCCTGAGCCATGCCGCCGCAGACCCTCCGTGACTACGTCCGCGAGCAGGCCGCGCGCTGGCGCGTCCCGGAGGACCTCGCCTTCGCCGTGATCGAGCAGGAGTCCGGTGGCACGCACCAGCCGGCCGGGGGCGACGTCACGACCTCGTCGCAGCGCGCCCGCGGGCTCTTCCAGCTGCTGCCCGAGACCGCCCGCGGCGAGTTCAATCTCAACGCCGACGACCCGCTGGAGAACGTGGAGGCGGGCATCCGCTACCTGCGTCAGGGGCTCGACCGCAACGCGGGCGACGTTGACCGCGCGCTCGCCTATTATCACGGCGGCCCGAACCTCCAGCAGCACGGGCCGAACACGCAGGCCTACACGCGGGCGGTCAAGGAGAAGTTCCTCGCGCGGCTGCAGCAGACGAAGGCGCCGGCAGCGCGCGCCCCACTTGCCGCCGCCGTCAATCCCGTCGGCGCGCCGCTGGCGGCGGCCCGCGGCAACATCGGGGTGCCACTGGTGCGTGCGGTCGAGCAGGGCGGGCCGCCGCCGCCGCCTGGCGTCTGGGATCGCATCAAGGCCTTCGGCGGCGAGCTGCAGTCGATCGACCCACGGCCCGCCTACCGGATGGCGGTCGACGCCACCCAAGCCCTCATCGACGATCCGAAGGCCGCCTTCGGCAAGGTGCCCGAGATCGCCCAGGCGATCGCCGCCGGCATGATGGAGAGCAGCGGCCAGGAGTACCAGAAGATGGTCGAGCGCTATCAGCGTGGCGACTACTTCGGGGCGGCGCTCCAGGCGAAGAACTACCTTCTCTCCGGCATCGGCGTCGGCCAGCGTCTCCGCGCGGCCGAGGAGTACATGGGCCAGGGCGACTACACGCGCGGCCTCGGCGCGACCGCCGACGTTGCTCTGATGGGCCTGCCGAGTCGCCTCGCCCAGGCGGGACAGGTGCGGGTCACGCCGAGACTGCGCACGCGGCTCCCGCCCGAGAAGGCCGCCGCGGTGGAGTTCGGGCTGCGCCACGACATCCCGGTCGATCTCGGCACGGCGACCGGCGGCCGGTGGGTCCGGCGCTTCGGCTCCGCCATGGAGAACACGCCCCTCGGAGCGCCGGTGCGCCTTGGCGCGGAGCTGCAGCGCGGACGGCGCATCCCGGAAGTCGGGCGCGAGCTGGCCGGGCGGCTCTATCCGCAGGGGGTGACGGCCGAGGCGGCCGGGTCGGGCGTGCGCGAGTCGCTGGAAGACCTCATCACGCAGCGCCATCAGCGCGCCAACGTCAACTACGACCGTCTGCGTCGCATCGAGGCGCTGCCCGCCAACACGCAGTCGATCCAGACCGGCACGCGGCAGGTGCCCATTCTGGGCGCGAACGGCCAGCCGCTCCTCGACGCCTTCGGCAACCCGCTGCCACCGCGTATCGTGCCGATCATCGAGCAGATCCAGCTGCCCGTGGACCTTCGTGTCCCCAAGCAGCGGCTCCGTCCGATGTACGACCGCCTGCGCCGCCAGCTCGCCATCACGCAGCAGCAGGCCTCGCCGGGCCTCCGCGCGCTGGAGAACCTCATGGACGGCCCCGACTTCGCGCCCGCCACGCAGGTCGACGCCGACCTGAGCGTTATCAAGTCGCTCGCTCGCGGTGCCGATCTCCCCGAGCTGCGCGACGTCAGCCAGGGGATTGCCGCACGCGGCGTCGAGGCGCTCAGTACCGCGGTCGACCAAGCGGTCGCTCGTGCCGGCCCCCGAGCTGTCCGCGCACTCGAACAGGGTCGGCGCGCGACGCGCCTCAAGTACGCCACCGCCGAGGTCCTCGATCTGCTGCGCGAGGAGCCGGTGGGCGCCTTCCAGCAGCTGACGCAGCGCGGCGACACGCGGATCAACTTCCTGCGTGACATCGCCGCACAGACCCCGCAGGACATGCCGCGCGTGGCGCGCGCGGTGCTTGACGAGCTGATGGACACGGGCACGCAGCGTGGCGGCTACGAGAGTGCGGCGACGATCGCCAACCGGTGGGAACGCCTCGGCCCG